GATCCTCGTATTCCCACTCCGCCGTCGATCCATCGATATTCAGGGCGGCGAGCGTTACAACCTCGACAGTCTCGACCTGGTCGTCCTCCTCCGGGATCTCCTGCAGACCTGAAGGGAGGACGATATCGAGAAGCTCCTCGCGCTGCTGACTGTAATCGTATGCTGCGGTCAGGCGAAACACGACGGTTTTCGGCTGCAGCTTCACCTTACCGCCGGAAGCGGATCCGAACTTAGTGCCGGAAATGACCATTTCCGTTGGTGTGTCGTCATTGACAGATTCCACCTCGGCTTCCGCGAGCGTCCAGCCCGTGCTGCTGCCGATTGCGGTACCGGGCTGCGGGAATGTGCTCAGGAAGTCGTCAGCGGTGTACGTCTGGACGGAATCAGGCTCCGAAATCGTCTGCCTTCCTTTTGCAGCTTGCGTCCACCCCGCAATGACGCGGATCCGCGTGCTCGGCTTGGGCGGATTCGTGACGGTCAACACGGGCGGCTCCTCCAATCCCTCAAAATCAAGGGTGTGCAGGAAATCGCTTTCGACGAGGTGCGTGCGAGACAGAGCGAGGGTCGCGCGATCCCAGCGCCAGATCTCCGGGCGTGCCGCCAGAGCGCTTTCGGGATCATCGGAGGAATCGGCGGAGTAGAACAGCGGATCGTAAAGCTCGGCGTCCTCATCGGGATCGTTGGGGTCGTACTCCACAGCCTCGCCGACGCGCAGCAGATCTGCAGCGCTCGTGAGGATGTCGTCGCAAGAAGGAGGCAAGCAGCGAAAGGTGAGATCGATCGTCTTGCCGGACATGCCTGTCGGCAGCGGAACTAGACGCCCGCGTGCCACTACAACAGGCTCGGGATCGGTTTGCCGCTGCTCCCACAAAATGGCGTATCGATTGGCCGACGACATGAATCCGGCGACGCCTGGGTTCTCGATGGTCACCTTGAAATATGGTTCAATCTTCCGACCGACCCGCTGTTCGTAGACGGATCCCGAAATCGCGAAATAGGCGTCGTCGGCAGCGGCCTGCGGATCGAATGTAGTGTCGAAGGACGGGATGTACTGGAGGCCGAACATCAGACGGTACCTCCTAGCTCTTCCGTCATGAGCTGCCACTGGCTCGTCGCTGATGCCTCGCGGTAGGTCTCACGCCACGGCTCCGTGACGATGACCTCGTACTGCAGGCGGGCATAGACACGCACGGGTTCCGTCGCGGGAGCCGACAGGGTGACAGTTTTGCCTCCGATCGACGAGGTCACGTCCTCGAATGCCATCGTTAGAGCGCGAGCAGAATGGACGATGCGCGGGAACACGGCGGCCGTGCCGCCCACCGGGATGACAAGCATGACTTCATTCGCTGGGACGATGGTGAAGACGGTACCTGGCCACATGTCGGCAAGTGCCGGTGGCCTCATATCATCTCCGGAGGTGAGCTGCAGCGCGAACAGACGGAATTCAGGATCGACAAGGTTCTTCGCCCTTCCGTTCCAGTTTCTGACGATGTTCGCGGACGCGGCGATGGGCGACAGCTCGACGGACAAGTCGAATCCGGTCTGCCAGCCAATGCCGAGGTGGGGAGCGAGGATCTCTGTGGGGCTACTATATTCTGTCATCATGAGAATCCGTTGTTCAGCTCGTCGAGCGCGCGCTTCAAGTCCATGTCGCCCGTGACCGTGGCGGGGGTTCCGTTGACCTTGATGTCGTACCGGAAGACTGCTGCCGGCGGTTGGGCGTTCCGTCGACGGATGGTGTCGCCGATCACATCGCCGCCATAAACGCGCCCTCCTTCGTATGCGGAAGGGTCGTTGGTGAAACCGTTCTGCCGGAACTTCTCGCGACCGGCAGCGATCTGTTCGTCCGTGGTCATGCCTTGCCAGCCGATGTTGATGCCGTCACGTCCATAGTAGTTCTTTTGGAATGCCCGGGATCTATCGGTGCCACGCTCGCGAAGCAGGGCGTTGACATGGCCTAGATCTTGCGCGCGGATCAGCGCAGCCTGCTGCTCCCACACATTTTCATATGCTTTCTGAGTATCGGCAAAGAAAGCTTTGGCCGCCATCTGGCCCAGAGCGAAGCCACCCGCGAGCGAGGTGCCGAGCAGTGCTGCGCCCCCCACAATGGCCGAAATCGTAGTGCCAACGGCTACGAGCGACGATGTAAGCCCTGCCGCTGTCGCCGAGGCAGCGCCTGCCGCACCGCCGACTCCGGCAACGGCTTTCCCGGCTGCGAGAGCACCGCCCGCGAGTGCGAAGACGCCGCCAAGCGCCTTTCCAAACAAGCCCGCTGCTGCGGTCAGTGTGCCGAAGAGCCCCAGCATACGAGTGAGGCCAAGGAACAGACCAAACGTGGCCACATCCTTGCCGAGATAATCGAACACGGGGCGGAAGAAGTCGGCCACGCCGGATAGCAATTCCTTCAGCATGCCGAATGCCTCCGAGAGGCGGCCCACGAAGGCGACAACCTGGTCTCTGGCGGAATTCAGCCACTTGAAGTTCTCGGCATTTCCTCCCGACACGACTGCCCATGCATCAAGGGCGAACTTCTTCACCTCGAGGAAACCGTCGCGCAGCTTGTTGAGCCATCCGTAGTCGCTGTCCTTGCCTTCCCAAAGCAGCGAGACCTGGCGACGTACATTCTTCCAGATGTCCCGGACGATCGTGGTCTTCTTCACAAGGGTGTCGAGCCACTTGGTCTGTAGGTTCGAGGTGTCACCGCCGAACAGGGAGATAGCGTCCTCCGCAAGGTCCCGGGTGCTCAGGAAAGCCTCCTTGGCATAAGCCGCAATCTCTTTGCGGCTTTTCACGAACCACTCGGTCAACTGGACGGATGTCTCCGTAAGGTACGGCAGCAGATTTCTGCTGATCTCCAGACGGACGCCTCCGATAGCAGTCTGCAGGTTCTGCGCGGATTTCGAATAGGCATCGCCAAGCGCAACGTCCTCATCGGTTGCGATGCCGCCAAGACGCTCCATCTCGGCCCTGTATTCCTCGATCGCCTTGCGACCCCCGTTGAGGAGCGGCACCAACTTTACGCCAGCATCTTCCCCAAAAAGCCGCATCGCAATCCGTGCCTTCGCAGAAGGATCCTGGACGCGCTGGAAGGCTTCGCTGATCGCAACCAGCCCTTCCACGCCGCCGTTAGCTGCGCGGTCGAAATCAACGTCGTACTTCAGCAGCTCGAAGAGAGCCTGGCCTTGTGGCGACTGGCTTTTTTCAAATGCCTTGGCTGCCGTTTCGAGTTCCTGGCGCTCCTTGATCAGCGCATATCGAGCGGCATCGCCGTAGGTGCCGCTGCGACTGTCTCCAGATGCGTACATCTGGTTGAGGTCGGCATCGATCTGCTCCATCCGGTCTTCAATGTCCACATAGGATGCTTTCCGCGCTTCCAGATCTGCAGCGCCGAAGCCTCCAACGACTCCCTTCATCCCGTCACGGTTTCCCAAACGGGCGGCGAGCGCGGCTTCCTTTGCCGTCATGCCAAGAAAAGTCTCGTATTCGGTGGCGGCGTCTGAAATGGACTCGCGGAGCGTCAGGAATTCATTGCTGATGGTGGCGATCTGCGTGATGAGTTCGTCGCGGTCAGTCCCAGTGCGGTCGGCGGCATAACCAAGCACAGCGACGTCGGAGTTGCTGCCGCCGACGCGCTGCGCGTCGATGCTGATCGCCTTCAGGCTGGCAGCGGTGTCCGTCGATGCTTTGATGGCTGCGCCTGACACGGCCGTGATCTTTGCCCGAAGGCCGACGAACGCTGTTCCTGCACCGAGAGCGCCCAGCTTGAGCCCTCTCCAAGTCTGCGCAGATCCGATCTTCAGGACCTCCTTGGAAACTACCTTGGCGTGCTTTTCTACCGTGGTCAGGCTGCGGTCGAGAGGAGCGAGGGCGCTTCCGCCACGACGACGAGTGTCCGATAGGGCATCCGACAACGTCCTCGCGAAACCACGGAGTCCCGTCGCGGCTTGTTTCAAGCCGTCAAGCGTGAACCTAGTTTTGATTTCGGGTACCGTTACCATCTATCTATTGCCTCACTCGATTAGTGCATCCCAGAGCTTCTCGTTGCCGGACATTGCAGTCGCCATCGCGGAGGCCATCTGAAGCGTTCCGAACTTGTCACGCTCTCCGCGGATCTTGGTGCGCCAGATCAGTTCGGTTGGCGTGAGATCCATCCCGGATCGGCCAGTTTCGATCTCATATTCCAAGGCCAGCTTCACGAGGGTGACGATGCGGCCGTCGACCGGGAGGCCATCGGCGCAGTGCGTCACGCGGCCTGGAGTTCCGCCTCGTTCTCGTCCTCCGGATCCTTTGGAAGGATTCCCTCCGCCTGAAGCCGGCGAAGGAACTTGAGAAAAAAAACGTCAGGACTCTCGTCGCGGAAGGTGACCTTGACGGCGAAGACAGCGATATCTTCGAGAAGCTCATCCGGCGCAGCCTTCAGCCATGCCTCGAACTCAGCATCTCCCTCTGCATCGCAAGCGAACGCGATGAACGCTGCGACAGCATCGTCACCTGCGGCAAGGAGAGCGGCGCGAAGATCATTGCCCTCGATCACCTTGATGAGGCTCGGGAAGCGGCGGCACAGCCGGAGCATCTGCAGGATGGTGACGGCGCGCATCGGGACAGAGACATCGCCGTAGACGAAATCCTCGAACTTGTGGCCGGCGGCGGCCATGAGGGCCTTGATGCCGGAAATCGGAGCTGTCGAAGCCTTGAGATTCTGCTTGGTGTTCTGGGCCATAATTCCTCCTTGAAATGGCACGGGTGGAAGGAGGAGCCGGAAGAAATCCGGCTCCGAAAGGGATTACATCGACAGGTCGGTGACGCAGCCGAAGCGGAAGCGCGCTGGCTTTGCGCCGTCGGCGTAGACGCGGCCCTGGAGCTGCACCTGCGTGTAGTCGTCGGCTCCCTGCAGCGCGACTTCGCCCGTCGGCGTGAGCTTCACGTCCCACATCTCGATGTGCATAGGGGTACCGATCTCGTTCGAACCGAAGAGGTCGAGTTTTCCGCGGATGCCGTTGTTCGCCATGATGCCGAATTGCTGGCGGCCAGAGATGTCGGTAATCGCGGCCCCGGAGACTTCGGCTTCGCCGCCATCGGCAACGGTTGCTCCGATCCACTCAAAGTGACCCGTTTCGGAGATCACGCGGTAGTGGGTCTCTTCAACGAACGTGACAGGATCCGATACGGCTCCATCGTCGAACGTCGTGATGGTGATGTCGCGAAGGCCTGTAGCATAAACGCGGCCGTGCACGAGCTTGGAGAAGGAGACGGTTTTCGTGGTCGCCGACTGCGTCAGCATCTGCTCCGGCTCGTCCATGAACAGGGCAGCGCGCACCAGCGGAATCATGGACAGGACGGTGAAGCTGAGAGCTGCGTCTTTCTGGATCACGTCGGAGCGAGCGAGTGTCTTCTCGGCGTATTCCTTCGAATAGCGCTCGATCTCGACTAGATTCGGCGTGTACCCGAGTGCCTCAATGTCGCCGAGGTTGATGCCGCCTTCGTCGCCCTGCGGCGTAAAAACGCCCTGCAGCGACCATTTTGCGTAGTTGTCATTTCCGAGTCCGCGAAGTTTGTTCGCCATTTGCTGTCTCCGTATTAGGAATGGATGTTCTGCGAGGGCTGGCCCTCGCGGGTTGTTACGGTGCCTCGGAAGGTGACCCGCAAGGACGAGGTGCCTTGCTCTTCGGCTTCCACCTCGGTGGGTTCGGACGTGCCGAGGTATGTCCAATCCAGGACCTTGCCGAAATCGAGCGTCGCCGGATCCGTCAGGGTCTCCTCGACCTTCGCAGCCAGCGCGTCGAGCTTCTCGTCCAACTCTTCCACGGCGGCGATCTCCAGAACCTGCACGTTGACGACGATCTGCCGCTGCAGTGGGCGCTGTCCCGGGGGATTCTTGCCGACAGGAACCGCGGAGTCAGAGACGGACACGAACGCAAGGGGAAAGAGGTCAGATTGGACGCTACGGAGCATGCGAAGCCGTGGCTCAACGAGGCCGAAACCGCCGCCATCGCGCAGCCGGGTGACGACTGCGTCTCGAATCTGCGTGCGGATATGGCTCATGTGCGTTTCCTGAAAAGCTCGATCTCGCACATACCGTAACCGTCGGCCCTGCAAGATTCGACTTCGTAGGTCATGCCTCCGATGACGAGCTGATCGCGTCCGGATCCGAGGAAAAGAAGCGTCAGATCCCCCGCTCGAGACGGCTCCAGCTTGAGGGCATCGGCAACGGCACAGCGCGCGATGGGGACGTTGAAGTCTGTCCCAAGGCCATCTGCTGAGACCCTTGTCGACGACGCGTTGAAGATGACCTGCAGATCATCGGATGCGAAGGATCCATCCTCGCGATGCCGGATCCAGGTAGCGGCGGACGGCATCGCGAAAGTGCGGAGGAAGATGCGCGGGAGTGGGGCGAAGATGCGGGCTACCATGGGATCATCCTCAATGCAGGTTCACCCACGAGCCATTCGCGAAGACGCGCAGCTTGTTGAGGGAGGAGTCGTAATAGACGAGGCCGTTCTCCCACGCATCGGTGGGCGTGGTGCTTCTCGGCTCGATCTTGATCGACTGACGTGTAATCGCCAGGGCGCCGAAGTTCGAGTAGATGTCATTCGTACCAGCACCAGATCCCCGCTCCGTATACTTAAACGTGGTCGTCGCGTGCCGCGTCCCTGTCCAGTTGAGCGTGGACGAGTATGCAGTCACGGTGAGATCGATGTCGTTGCCGCCGTCGTCGCTGAAGTCGATCGCAACGGCCGGAACCGATGTCAGCAGCATCGTAATGCGGTTCCGCTGCGCGGTAGCCGTTCCCGGTTGCCCAAGCTGGATGCCTTTGATGTTGTCGTTTGCCCATTGGACACCCCGACCCTGGATAAAGCAGTCGGAGCCCAGCATTTTCAGCAACCCACCTCCAGCTAGTCCTGTTCCCGGACGAGCATCGTCAAGGATGAGGTCGCTGATCGAGATCGCCTGCGCGCGCTGCGTCAGGCACCACTCGGGGCTGTCACCCCAACAGTGCAACTGCGCAAACTGGCTACCGGATGCGCGAGTTCCGATTTCGAACGTGCTCGATCCTGGCAACGCCTCCATAAAGTGTCGCGACATAGAGACGAGCATGCGCCCGACTTGCGAGTCGTGGGGGCCATCAAAGATTGGCCATTGGCGGCTGAACTGAACGAAGAATTCGTCGATAAAGCATTCGCCGGCGCTGTCTGTCGTGTCGTTGTCCCAAGCGGCTGCTACCGAACCCCAACGTGAGTAGAATCCACCGTTGCAGCAGTACTCACAGTCAACATCGCGGATGTGATAGGCACGTCCGTAGATGCGGATGTTCCAGCCGGTGGCCGATGGGTTCTGGTCCTTACGTCCGTGGATGGTGAAGTGCTCGAGTCCGAAACGGTTTGGGCCGTTCGCGCTGTCGCCTGTCCAAAGCGTGTCGAAATCCTGCGTCTTGAAGAGGTCGCCGGCGTAGCCGTCCTTGCGCTGGAGCCAAGTTACACGACGGCCGACACCGCTATGAACGACGTGGGATTTCAGGGTAACTTCAGCACCGAGTTCGTAAACTCCCGGCCCGTGTTTGATGTATCCGCCACCTTTTGCGACTAGGTAATCCGTGGCTGCATTAATAGCTGGAGAGTTGTTGTATCCGGCCTCTGGCTTCGCGCCAAACTGGTTCGGGTACACCACCCCAGACGATGTCAGTTCCCACCAGCGACCGTCTGCGCTCTGGAATTTCCCGGCATGCGATGGCTGCCCGATGATGTGCTTATAAAGGCCAGCACCGCCGTCGCCTGGGGCGTAATATCCGCCGACGCGTATTGCGGAGATGCTTCCGGGGATCGTGACTGCGGACATGCCGGTGACGACGAGAGTTGCGCCATCAATTCCGTCACGTCCGGAGGCCCCGGTGATTTCAGAAAGGGCTACGAGGTCGGCTACTACGCCGCCTGTCTGTCGCCACTGCAGATGTGTAGACGACTTCAGTAGTTCGACCGACTTGCCGTTTATGCCATCGACACCTTTTAGGTCTGCCAGCAATACGAGATCGGCCCAGTTACCGTCGGGCACCTGTCTCCACTGGATGGCGGTCGCGGTCTTGCGGAGCTCCACGGACTTGCCGTCGGTTCCGTCCTCGCCTGCAGGGGCCGAGAACTCGACCCACCGGGTGGGATCGGCAGCAGGCGAGACGGAGGCGACGAACGGCTCCGATGCCTGACAAATGAACATGGATGTCGGCGACGTTGTGCCGGCTGCGAACACGTAGTCTGACGGAGAATACGTGGATCCGGATACGAAGGCGCCGCGATTGGTGAGACCGACCCCGGCTTCGCCTTTCAAGGATTCAATCCATTCCGACTGAGTGCCTTCGAATCCTTCGGCGACGGCGATGGCGTAGGCGCTTGCGCCGTCTTCGCCTTCAAGAGAAACAAGCCATTCGACAGCCGTGCCCACGAATCCGTTGTCGACCGCGACCTCATAGGCGCTCTTGCCACGCTGGCCAGGGATGCCACCGCCGGATCCGGTTGCTGTGAGATTGGGAACCATCATGGCTCAGTTCTCCATGACGTAGACGACCGTATCGGCCGTGGCGTTGAAATGAAGGTCGCGGCTACCACCGGGCACGCCGAACGGCAGATAGCCCGGCATCAGAGGCCAAGCCTTGGCGGCATCGTAGGCGGGGCCCCGGACAAGGGTCACGGCTGCTGCCGATGCGTCGAGACCGACGGCGATCGTGACGAGGGTCGTCGTGCTGGCGATGGTGTGCTTCACGGTGGTGTCGGCAGCGACCGGGACCGCGAAGACGCGAGCGGAATCGAGCAGCGCGACATCGAAGGATTCGCCGAGGGCTGAGACGGGAGAATCAATGGTGTTGGCCATCATGGCGCTCCGGAAAAAAGGAAATTGGGTGCGCAGCCGGGCAAAGGAGGAAACCCCGGCTGCGCTGTGGAGCTGACCCTTAGGCCTGCTCAACCTTCACGATGGCCTCGAGCCTGGAGACCCAAGCCAGCGGATTCGTCTGACCCTTCAGCTCGATGCCGGCATCGTGGTCGAGCAGCTTTGTGGAGACGTACTCCGGCAGACCCGTGGTGCCGAGATCGCTCATTCCGGTCCCCGGCGCGAAGCGCATCTGGTACATGTCCTCGGCGATCGGGCAGAGGTACATGTCGTCGTCGCCGATGACATTGATGCCGCCGATCTTGTTCCGGCCGTACTTGACGACGTGGATATCGTTGGCGATCTGGAAGCCGTCGAGGCCCAGATTGTCACGCAGAGCCTGACCGTCGTTGTAGCGCTCGAAAGCCTTCTCGAAGGACGGATGGTCGGTGATGCTGCGGAAGCGGTTCTTTCCGCAGATGGCGACATAGCCGGAAGCCGTCAGGTCGCCAAGCTTCTCCTCGGAGATGTCGCGCGCGGCGATCAGCTCGGAGCGGAGCTTGGTGTTTGCTCCAGCGAAGTTGATGTCGAACGTGGTCTGCGTCAGAGGGCTGCCGTCCTCGTTCTTGAAGACGGTGAACCAGTTATGGCGGATCTGGCCGTTGTGGCCGATGACCAGACCCGTGATCGCGCCCATGCGAGCAGCTTCCCAGATCGCGCGGTTGTACTTGTTGAGCTTGAGGAGCACCTTGTTGCGCTTGTCCTCGACGGTTTCAAGGAGTCCGGTACCAAAGGCGCTTACACCCTCGAACTCCGTGGAAAGCAACGTCTTCCTCATTGGAAAGTGCGGTACCACGACCGAAACCGCATCGCGGATATCGTCATCAGGGCTGTAGCCCGGCGCGCCGACCGGAGCCTCGGGGATGAGAGCGATCGATCCGTGCAAGTATTCGATAAGCGCCTGCCTAAGGGTCAAGCCTTCAGTGTTCCAAGGAAGCCACTTGGCCGAATACTCGGGCAGAAAAGGCTGCTTGTTGACCCAGCCGGTCACCTCGGCCTTAGTGAACAGCTCGTTGCCCGGGTTAAGAATGTTCAGGATTTCCATTGGATGTCTCCGTTCGTGTTTTGTTCTTAGCGCAGGACGATTCCGGCGACCTTGAGAATGGCGGCGACCGACGGCTTCACGTCAGCGTCAAGCGCTGCGAAATCAGTCAGTCGTTCTGTGAGGACTGCATCGCGCTCGACCACGACCACTGCGGTATCAGCCTCGGCGAACGTGCGATCGCGAAGGAAGACGGCGCGGGTTGCGGCTTCTGCCTGGGCTTCCGTTGCCTCGATGGCGCGAATGAACTTGCCCTGATCAACGCCGACTGCGGTGATGTCGATGAGAACCGAGCCGGACTCGTAAACGTCGGCATCGGCCTTCACGGTGGCGACATCAATCGAGCGCTCGATGTCGGAGGCGTAAGACAGTACGAAGACGCCGTTCTTCTGCTTCTGGCGGAAATAGGCCATGGGTGTGACTCCTGTGTCAGGCCTTCCGGCCGTTGAGATTTGCGTAGATCGAGCGCGCCGATGGGAACTGCTCGGTGGGGGTTGCGCTGCGCTTCGCAGGTTGCACGGATCCCGGAGCCTCCGGTGTCGAAGCGAGACCGCGTTTCATGACCGCTTCGCGGACGGCGGAACGGATCGCTGCCGGCTTTGCACGAAGGCCAGCGAGGTCGTCGACAAGCTTCACGAGACCGTAGGACTTCGCAATGCTGCGGACGGCATCGACTTCCTTCTTCTCGGCTTCCGTCGGCTCGTCATCGCCCTCGGCGCGCTCACCGTCGGTCGGCTTCTCTTCCTCTTCGGCAGCAGCGGTGGTGTCCTCTTCGGTGGCGCGCGTGCCGCGCAGCGCCTTCACGCGCTCGGCGATATCGGCAACACCTTCTCCAGATGCGGCCTCTTCGGCGGCGACGATGGCCTCCTCGGCTGCTGCAATAGCGGCTTCTGCCGCGGCGACGATCTCTGCGACGTCCATTTGTCTCTCCTGTGTTTTGTTGGAATCCGCACCGCGAGCTGACATCGCGTTGGGCGCGACAGAACCATTGAGGCTGCGGATGAAAGCATTGTGGTCTGCACCAAGGGGGACGGCGGAAGCCTCGTTCAGGTTCCACCGCTTGACGATCACGAGCGGGACATTGCCCTCGCGCTCGTGGAACTCAGCATCAGTCCGGATGTCGTATGAGTAGCCTGCTGAGATGTTGCCGTAGAAGCCGTCGCCGATGTCGGCCAGGAGGTCGGCGCGCTTCCGGGTCAGCGTTGTCCTACCGACAACGCTCTGACCCTCGACGCGGATGTTGTCGATCTTCCCGAGGATCTTGTCGATGCTAGTCCAGGTGTCGTGGCAGTCGATGAAAGGCATGCGCGGCGCACGGGTCAGATCCACGCCAGAGGCCAGCAACACCTCGTCGACCTCGACATAGCTGCAGTCTTCCGTCTCTGGATTCACCACCTTCGGATTGGGCACCCACGTGCGGACAGGTGTTTCGGTCGTGATGACGATGTCGAAGGAGCGCGTGGCTTCGTCGACGGAGGTTGGCGCTCCTGCAAACGCGCGCACGGAGCCAGGACGCGGGGCGCGCTGGTCAGGTGTCGGCGATGTCGAAGGTTTGGCGGGCATTCGCTCTCGTCTCGAAGTCAATGTGAGACGAGCGTGCCCAGGCTCTCTGCAAGATTCGAGAACGTCCGCGAAGAAAAATGAAAGCCCCCGATTTCGGGGGCATCAATGGTCAATCGAGACGGTTGTCCATGGAGACTATCGGGATTCTGTCAGGCGTGTCGCTTTTGGTATCTTGGGCCACTCCAACGGTCTCCGACACTGTTGTGGACATCTCCCGTTTCCGGCGCGCATCATCCGCAATGCGCGCCGCCAGATTCTTGAAATGCGGTCCTTTCATGCCGCAGTCCCGCGGATCCAGCGACGGACACGAGCGCTATTGAGAAGGTGTCCCCACTCATCCGACTGCATGAAGCGTTGCACATCGCGAAGCGTCACCAGTTCCTGCCGCAGGATCTCGGCGAGATCGAAGCGGAATACATCTACAGGGAGATGCGCCTCCGCGTGTGCCTGGTCGGCGACCAAGATGTTCGCCATATACTCATCGTCCTTATGACGATGGAGCCAGACATAAATCCCGAGATCTGCGTACGGATGCTCGAAGATGACGTGCGGCTCACAGCCCAAATACCAGACCACACGTTTCGCGAGATCTGCCAAGTATCTGTCCAAGCCGGCCCCCAACGGCACCTCCTGCTCGAGATGCACCAGAGGCATGTCCTTGCGTTCGCTCATGCCGCGATCTCCCCTTCGAGTTCCGACACGGGGGTGTCGGTGTCGAGGACCTTCATCAGAAACTCAGCGAAACGGTCATCACTGACCTTCTCGATACGGTTACGTTCCGGATGGGCGGTATCGATGACGATGAGAAAGCGCTCACCCTCGTAGTAGTGCATGTCTACCATAAACATCTGACGTGCCTCCTTGGCTGTTAAGTGCGCGGCCAAAAAACCGGACCTTGAGAGACTGGTCAAGCAGAAATATGCCAGAAAACAACCTTATTTATCAATTGAGTAGTTCACGTGTTATCTGTCTGTTCACGGAAAAATCCGTGAACAATTCTTTGGAAAATGCAGGATCGTCCACGGATTATTCCGCGGTGTCAGGCCGCCTCTTCTTCGACCATTTTCATCAAGGCATCCATGACCGATTTCTTCTGGAGAGCCTTCACGATCTCGCTAATGTTGGTGGGGGACATCTCACCAGCGCCCTCATACACGGTGTAGGGAAGACGCAGTTCTCCAGCCCTTGCGGATCCTTTGGCGTTCTGCAGATCGATCTCTTCAATGTCGTAACCGAACTCGGCGGCAACCTGCTCGCGGGACGTGAATCCGGCCTGAACCGCCATCATAAAGGCCATGACTTCCTGGACCGGATGTATATGGCCACGCGCCGGCGGCATCCACTCGATGCGCATGTAGTCCTCCGGGCGAGCATCTGCTGGAGGCGTCCATTTCCCGGCGAGGATGGCGGCCGAGACCCAGCGCCTCCAAAGAGGAGCGCAGAACTGCCCCACCATCATGTGGTGCTGGATCGACTGGATGAAGCGTCCGACTTCGAGCATCATGGCGCGATACAGGCGGTCGTTGACGTTCTTGAAATCGAGCGTGATCTGTTCAACGCACAGGCCGATGCAGACGGCAACCTCAGAGAGGTTCACGCGGTTGAAGGCTTCGAAGTTCGCGTCGGTACCCGGCTGATCCGGGAATTTAACGTCGTATCCTTCTGGGACTTCGACCGCGCCCCCCGCCGGCACGTTCTGGAATTTCGGCGGCTCGTCGTCTCCGAATGCGGACTCGTCCTCAGCCGACAATGGCTTGTGGTAGAAGACTGTGAACTTGCTCTGGTGCCGTTTCCGGCCGGCTTCGTTGTGGCGGTATTCCTGCATGATGTCCATGATGTCGAGGACAGGAGCCGCCCACGGCACGCCACGTTCCGAATTCGCGTCGGTGGGGATGAAGACGTGCAGGATGTCCTCTGCGCGCACTGGCTTCGGCAGCATGTCGCCTGTCTTCCCGCGCCAGTCCTTCGGATGCCACTGATACAGCCAGTACTGCCAGACTCGGTCGATGGCGTTCCGCTCTACGCCGTCCACGATCCAGTTCCCAGAGGGAGACTGCTGGGTATATCCGAGCGGCAGGTGGTCGGCCCCAAGCATCTGGATCTGCAGGGGTACGCCGGAGAGCATATCGCTCTCAAGTCGATCACGCAGCCGATAGAGAACTTCCCCGTCACGAGCGACCATTTCGCATCCATGCCACTGTAGTCCGTAGAAGTCGAAACGGCCACGAGCGTCGGCTTCTGGCACCCATGCGCGCCACACGGCCTTCAGATCCGGATACGGTATGATGGGTGTGATGCCGTAGGAAACGACGTTGTTGGCGACCTGGCGCATGCCGTTCCGGTAGAATCCGTTGTTGGCATACTGGAAGCGGGAAACTTGGCGGATCACCTCGATCTCGCCGTTCGCGCCGTTCGGGCCGGGATCCTTGCTGACGGCCTTATGGATGCGGCTGGCAGCTTTGTAGAACGTCCTGGCGATACCGGCGGCGGAAGAGAACAGATCTGAGGCGGCGGAGCGGATACTGCCGCCCGGGCGCAGTGTGCGGGTCTTCGGAGAAGCCGAGGGTGTGGAGCTGCTCATCTCGGTCATTTCACTCTCCCGAGATGAGCTGGAAGAAGCGGAGGCCGCCCCGCTTGGGCTTGCGACCCTCGATTTCGGCGATGCGGTTGGAGATGAGCCGGACAAGGGCCTTGGCATCGATGAGACTAAGGAAGTCGGCACCACCGCCTCCGGAGTAGGAAACTCGCATCGCGCCCGTCAGGATTTGCCCTTCGATTGCCTTGCGCTCAGAGCGCAATTCGGTCGCGCTCCAGTCCTGGAAGTAGATTGTGTCCATTCGCCCTCACCATGACGGTCAGAACGAAATCACTCCGCCAGACCGCCTTTTCCTCACCATCGGTTTCACGCCCACGACTTTCGGAGCCGCCGATGGCTCCTGTCGTTGCGGCTCGAGCCTGCGGGCGATCGCTTTCTGCGCTATCCCTGACGGGGTCGCTGCGGGAACGTCCTGAGGCTCGGTAGCCGACGAGGCCATCAGGGAGAGATCCGGGCCGATATACGGCTTGTCGAAGATCTCTCCCGTCTCGCGATCGTACGGCACGTCCTCAATTCCCATCTTCTCCGCTGCAAGATTCAAGTCGCGCCAACGGAGATAGCTCTGCTTGAGTCCCTGCAGGGCCGCATAGCAGTAGATGAAGGTGTCCCACTCCTCATGGGACCGGCCGCCTTTGGGGTGGTCCCAGTGGTATCCGCCCTTCTTCTGAGGAAATGGGCGCTCGCACATGAGGCGGTCGAAGTATCCCTCTGGTAGAGACGTCGGGAAGCGTGGCCCGCCGGGTCCTTTGACCATGAGCTTGCGCGCGACGGCGTCTTTCGCAAGCTGGGTATCGATCATGTACCATTCGACCGTCGCACCCTTCTTCGCCTTCGAGACCTTCTTAGGCCAGACTGCCGGGCCGCGCTTACCCTTCGCGGCATATGCCTTGCCTTTGATCGCCCAGACGTTCCTGTTCTTGGGATACCGGGCGCACTCCGCCTTCACCTGGTCGCCGAAGTGGCCGCCCATGTCGCATGCAGTGGCCTGGATATACATCTGTGTGCCGTCGCGTTTTGTGTAAGGGCGGCTGATGATGTCGTCGAACTGGCGCCGCGCGTCAGGATCCGAAGGCTCGCCGAGCACCTTGCCGTAGCCGATGACCGACGGCATCTCCTTCTTGTTCCAGCCGATGATATGGTACTCACGGGAAGCGATCTGCTCCAGCTCGCCGCCTTCCTTGTTCGTCTGCATGTCCCATGCGGATGTTAGGACGAGGATGTCGTCCGGCACCTCGGCGGCATACGCGATCTGCTGGTTGCTAGCCGTTGCGGATTTGAGAGTGGAGTTTCCGAGATCGTCCCATGGCTCCGCCATGACGTTGTTGACGAAGACCTTGCGGGCATCCGGATTTCCTCGAGCGTTGACATCCTGCTGCGCGAGCAGATGCCACCGTGCTTTCGGAGCCATCGAGTGCCAGGCGGGCCAGTGATATCCGCGGTGTCCTTCACGGTTGGGGGAAAGGTTCTGTGGGATGTACTCCCCGTTCTCGACCATTTCCTCCTTGTGCTCTTCGTCAATCCGGCAGTGCTCCGGCCCTTCGCACATGTAGTAGCAGTCGCTAACGATGTTCCGCTCATTGAGGGTGTACTTGAACCCGTACAGGGTCTTGCGGTCTCCCCACTTGAGGTACTGCTGGGTATTGCAGTGCGGGCAGCGGACAAAGAGCCGACGCTGGTCGGAGAGGCACCATTCACGCCAGACGAGACTGGTGTCGCGGACCAGCGGAGTGGAGCCGATCCACAGGATGGAGTCGAAGAAGGTGGTGCCGCGCGCGCGGAATAGTTCGAGCTTGTCGCCCTGCGAGTCCGACAGCATGGCTTGCCAGGCATCTGCGTCAACCTCGTCGCCGAACAGCCATTTCCCCCGGATACGACGGAAGGAATCGTCTGAGGCCGCACCCCGCATGTAAAGCCGGGCCGCATTCTTGAAGCGGTGCTCCATCCAGGTGTCCTGCGGCTGGCCGCGAACTGAAGGACGAACGATGGCGGTCATCGCCGTGGAGTTGCGGAAGGACGGCTCGAGTTCGTCGTTGTAGTACCCTTGGGCATCCTTCGCCGTCGGCTGTGCGACGATGACGTTGATGGCTAGATAAGCGAGGGCATAGAGGATCATGCCCTTCATGAAGGTGCTGTATCCGACCTGAACGCCCTTCAGGATCGTGATCTGGTCGACGTCACCGGACATCGCATCGATCGCCACCGGCCTCTGGTATCCGGTGAGGCGCATGTAGCCGGCACGAGACGTCTCGTTTGAGAGCAGCCTGATGTTCTCAAAGATCCACTCGACCGGATCCTTCCACTTCGGAAGCTGGAGGATCTTCCGGCGAATGGCAGCGAGCGCGGCGCGGAAATCGTCCTCACCGCCTTGAACAGCCTTCTCGTAGTCGATCTCCTCGTCCTGCCGCATGTCAGTCTCCGGAGGTTATCTTGGCGACGACGGCACTCACACTCAGCGAATCCATCAGACCGCGCAGGGATTCGTCGACGTCTTTCCGGACTTTGACCGCATGCTTCGGGTCAACCTTTCCGGCGACAAGATCCGGGATGCCACCGACCCCGCCGCGCACCTCCGCAAGGAGCTTCTCGATCTCGTCGATCACAAGCTGCCAGCGCACATGTGATCTCAGTACCCCGGCCGCCTCGGCCTCGTCGATGTGCATGATTGCGACCAGCCGGCGGCGCTTGGCATCACCTTCGGATATGTCGCCATCGACGGTCTTCCCGAAGCGTTCGGCGGTGGTCTCGGCAGCATGGCGCTCGAGCCACCTCACGACGTCGGCGATATCCAGTACCCACGCCACCCCGAGATCACGGTTGGCCTTCGTGACGTATGGGCATCCAATGTCGAGCCACTTTTCGACGGTTGTCCTGTTGCGCCCCAGCAAGGCGGCGCATTGCTTGAGCGACACCTGGCCATCCTTGTCCGTGTCACGATGGGAGGCTGACGGCTCGTCTTCGTCGATCGAGGGGGGTGACCACGTTACGTCCGGATTATCCTCGTCAGAAGTCACCCCCCTGACGGTTTTTCTGCGCGCCATGTCTCAGCGAACTCCCAATGTTTTCAGGATCATTGGGTGGGCGGCGGCTGCAAGATTCAACGCAAGGGCGGTGGGGGTGCTGATGCTGACCGTGAAAATAAAAATTCGGAAAGAGCGAAGGCCTGGCGTCGCGAATTACCCGCGCTAGACCCACCCCCTCAGGAGCCTCCGGTCATTTCCGTCCTTCAACGAAGTGGGCGCTCCGCTCCGACATACGGGATCAGCGTCCGCCTCTTCACGTAACGGATTGCAGGGCGGCCGTTCCTATTGAAACGCGGCTTGATCTTCATGACAGGGCGGCTCTTCACACTCACCGCGCGGTCAAGGCCATGCCGCTCGAGTTCGGCGTTGTAAGCCTTTAGCCATGCCGCGATTGCCTCCTTCTCAGTACCACTGGCGTTGTTAAATGCAGTGACCTTGGCGGTGGCTACCGATCCTGGGGATGCAGTCTTCATGTCCTGCTGAGCATGGCGCTCGGGTGTCCACGGTGGTCGTCTCATACCCCACCTCCAACTTCCCACATCCACAGCCCATCGGGCCCGATAACGCGCCTAGACTTCGCCTCGGGATCGAACTCCTTCACGAACGGGATATCCTTCGCCCATTCGCCGAACGCCTCGGCTCTCTTGTCGAGTTCCGCCACCGCTGCGCCAGCCGTGTCGATCTGCGCAGCCATCTCCTTGAGCCGATCCACGGACAGCTTGGCCATGTATGAATCGAAGCCCCTCTGGTGCGTGGAGCCGACGCGTGGCGGCACCATCACGGTGACCACCTCATGCTCTCCGGCGAGCAGCTCACGGATGAAGGCCTCCTGATAAGGCTTGAGCGCAGCCGGGCGCAGCGGCTTGACACGGATGCCGGGCTTTCGGTCTGCGAGTGCGGCGATGCACCATTCTTCGGGTGTCTGGGTCATGCTGCGGCTCCGTCCTTCGCAATCAGACCGACGTCGTCCATCCAGTCCTGCAAGAGCTGCTCGGCGATATTCTTGGCATCGTCCTCACCGAACGTGGGGATCTTAGTCCCCCTGAAATCGGAGGCGTGCTTACCTGGGAATGCGTACTCGATCTCAAGCGAGCGGCATTCGAGCTTGCCGACTTTCGCCGCCTTGATCGTGCAGGCATGCTCAGTACCGAGGTATCCCCAGATACCGTCACCGAACTCGGAATAATCCTCCCACCTGATCACACCCATCGCCGCACCTCCTTACGCATTCGATGAGATTATGGTGTGCGCCCGATGTGCCTCGCGCAAACGCCGGCGGAAATGAGGGTGACGAGCCGCCACAATCTCGGATAGACATCAGGTCACGGCACAAGGGGACTAGGCACATGCGCATAGATGAATTCGACCTCGAGAAACGGGAGAAGGCTGAGGTCGTCCCGTCACCCGGAAAGTGCATCTACTGCTACGAAGTCCTGCCACCCGAGAAGCTGACCGACGAGCACGTGATCCCATACGCACTGGCAGCCGATACCCTGATTTTCGAGAAGTCCTGCTGCACGGTCTGCCAGAAGGAGATCACGCGCTTTGAACAGAATGTTCTGCGGCATCAGCTTGGCGCCTTCCGCGCGCAGGTTGATGCACCAACCCGCAAGAAGAAGGATCGCCTCAAGGAGGTTGTCATCCACTTCATCGAGGTTGATGACGAAGCCAATCAGATCCGCGATCTCGGAAAGAGAACGATTCCGATTGAGAAGGCACCGCTGGTGATCAACCTGTGGCAATCGCCGCCCCCACGGATCCAGCAGGAGACAGTAAGCCGACCTGACCAGCCTTGGACTTATTTTGTGAAGAGCGAAGTCGATGCTCTGAATAAGCAGATCCGGGAAGAAACCGGGGCCAATCACGTGGCCATGAGCCTCGGCAACGTCAACAGAGTGCACTACCTGCGATTTCTGGCCAAGACTGCTCATGCGTTCGTATCTGCAAACATCGGCCCGGATTCGTTCGAACCCTACCTGACGGACGTCATCCTGAACAAAACCGACGACGTTGGCCTGTATGTCGGGGATGTGCCCGGTGTTCACGAGTTCGCCGAAAACCACGAAAGCACCCTGCAGATTTCCATGGGAAGACTGACCGCAGGACCGGCGGCGGGGTCCATTGCAGTATATCTGCAGCTCTATCCGAGCCTAAAAAGCCCCGAGCACATGATCATCGTCGGGAAACCGCTTATCGATATGGATCTGAAATACCACGAGGAATAGTTCCGCCACTATCGACAGTCAGGGCATCGAGGAATTCATGAGTTCGATAAAGGAATACATGCATGAGATCTGGTCTCAGCGAGATGCCGAGATCAGCTTCCTATGTCCGCACTGTGGGCACCCGGCATCTGCGTTGTTGAAAATTCCAGGGGATCAAGAAGAGCATTTCGAGGAGGTGTCCTGCCTCAACGACGACGATCCGCACGACTGGACCGTCATCATCCGATATTACGAACTGACCGGCTTCACAGCCGAGCTGGAAGAGGATTCCGAGGTCGACGTGACCATCAAAGTTGGTGGCAATCATTACGACGAGGACTGGGATGAACCCGATCCCGAACCAGGTGCGTATGGGATCTTCCAGAATGCGATGGGCGAATGGAGGAGGAACGTCTTCGACCTGAGCACGCCGGGCGGCGCGAGCAGCAGAAACCGAATGCTGTTCACCACGCTGTACTCGATCCTTGAGGCGTACCTGTCGGACTCCATTGTAGGATCCGCACTCGCAGACATTCCGGTACAGAGGCGGCTGATCAAGCTGAAGGAGCTAGATCTGCACGACAAGCAACTAAGTCTCGATACCGTCTTGGAGAACCCAAACGTCGTCCGCGACATGCTTCGCGCAGTCCTTCAGAAGTTTTCCTTCCACAAGTTGGTTCCAGTAAGCCGGATCGCCGAGGTAGCCTTCGGCAAGCCTATCCTGCCGCGAGACCAAGAGGATCGGGCACTTGCGGTGGATTCTGTTCAGAAGAGGCATGACTGCGTCCATCGCAACGGCTTCGATACCGACGGGAACCAGCACACGGACATCACCCAGGATTACCTCAATAAGTTGGGGAATATCTTCGAAGGCATGGCGGCGGCTCTCGAGGAAGCGATCCGGCATGCGGAAGCGAAGAAATTCTTCGAGGATCACGATGCTCAGGATGACCTGAAGCCGGATCAATGACGGCGCCGCTGAAATGCAAACCGCCGCCGAGCTGTTGAGCCGGGCGGCGGTGTCAGAAGACGAATGCCGACAATAGACCCCGCTCAGCCGCTCAAAAAGCACGACTGGATGTTGCGGAGTAATCTCTCAGATTCCTCCTTGCGGATCGCCCATCGGTGCTTCCAGACGCCGTTCACGCTAAGCTTGAAGCGATCGTATTCGTCGGCCTTTTAACGCGAGGTAAGAGCGACCGTCAGAGTATCCGCTGCTTCCGTGGCCTCATAAGGCCATGTATCGTCTGCGGGTTCTGTGTCGATCCATGGCTCGGCGAGATCGCAAGTTACGAAAGCCTGCAACCGCGCGCGGTCACGAGCATTCTCGGTATCAGCCTCAGCGAGATCAACGCCGATAGCAGCCGCGACTTCTTCCCCCGTGATCACTCCGGCTTCGACGTCCGCGAGCGCAGCTTCAATGAACTTCTTCGGATGCAGCCAGCCACGCTCGCGGTGCCAGACCATGCCCTCCGTCCGCACCGCTGTCAAAAGCGACATACTCTCGTATTCGTTCAATTCTATTATTGGCATCACATCCTCCTCGTAATCGGTACCTGAGATAAAGGTGTGTGCTGGTGGCGCACGGCGCAAACGCCGGCAGGATTCGCCGGACGGGTGACGACCTCGCTCGACACCTGAACAGGGTTCTGCTTCATTGAGCCAAACAGGGGATTCGATCATGTGGGAGTGGCTGTCGCAGCTCAGTGGTGGGCAAGCGAGCTTCGTCGGGACGCTCACAGGATCCGTGCTAGGGTTCGTTGCTCTCGTAGTCGGTGCGCTTTTCAATTTCAGGCTTAATCGGAAGCGGGATGCGCTTCTGCGTGAAGACGAGGCCGCAGCCGTCACCGCTGCTCTTTACAGCGAAATCATTCTCGTGAGGGCGGAGCTAGCGCGCACGGCACGGCTTGTGGCGAAGATCGAGATGCGGCATGCGAAGTTCGACGCGCACTTCATGGAGTATGTTCGACTTCAGGATCCGATGCTCTACAAGGCGTTGGCAAATAAGCTCGGCCTTCTCGATCCATTGATTGTCCTGGGCATCACTGCTTTCCATTCCAGGGTGCAGACGGTACGCGAATGGCTTCCGCAGCTCGTCGACAAAGCAGATCGGGGATTTAGCTACAGCGCGCTGTCAGTTCTGGAGCCCGCTCTACAAGCAATTGATGACATTAAGCCAGTACTCGACACAATGGCGGATAAGATGAAGATCGAGAGGCCGAAGGAGGAAGCCGATCTCGGGGCCGTACGCGACGTCGCCGATATGGAGCGGGAGAACTTCGCCCAGCAGTCCTGAGTGGATTTCTAGGATCGGCCGATGATGGTGCCCGCATTGTAGTGCTCGTTCTCTTTATAGAGAATGATGCGTCCCGGTAACATGGTCGCTTGCCAGCCGGGCGGGAGCACGCCGAGCACTGATAAGATGACCTCCCGCGTCGTGGAGGGTTTCACAACGAATAGCGGAACGACGGCAGCCTCGAGCTCAGCATGAGCCTTTCTGGACCCTTTTGACTTCCCTTGGGCGCGCAGCGTGTAGGGAAGCTGCGCTCGAAGTGCTTCAAGTACTCGGGTCGCGGGGACGCCGCCGTCCGTGGCGATATCGACAGGATAGTCGAGATCGATCGGATACTGAGCATCGAACCCTTTTTCCTTGAGTTCGGTTTTGTCTCGGTTTCTGCCCGGGTCATTCGAGCCGAAGCCCGATGAATTCCACCACACGTCTCCGGACGTAGACTCGTAGTAGCGGATCAGCAGCTTTTCCAAGTCCATGGCCGTGAAAACGAAGACGCGGGCGGCCTTGAACTGCACATCGCTTGGCTTCAGGTTCAGCCGATGCTGGATGGTCCAGGAGTGCTTTCGCAGCCTGCCGCGAAGACCAGAGTCCGCGTCGGTCTTGCCGACGTAGACCACGTGCCCGTCGAGCAGGAGCTGATAGACCCCTTGCTCGTCCGCGACGTGCGCGGTGTGTTCGGGAGTCAACGAGGCGGACTCCATGGTTGCGAAGACACTGACGAGGCTGTTTAGCAGCGCCGTCGGCAGGTCGAATTCAAACTCACGGTAGCCTTCCGCCAATCTCAGGCTCCGATCTGAGAGGCGACGCTACGCCCGACAACTGTTGCCAGCTCGACGGGAACGGCGTTGCCGAGCTGACGCATGGTTTCGGTCCACGAGCCATGGAAGACGTAATCGTCGGGGAAGGTCTGCAGGCGGGCGGATTCCCTGACAGTGAAGTAGCGGACTGATCCATCAGGACGACGAAGCATGTTCTCGCCGCCCGGAACACCGTGAACGCCAGCCTTCAAGGTCTTGGCGGGCTCATGCAACGGGCTGCCTGTATGACCGGGGTACGAGCGAGCACCTGGCTGGTAGCGGTGATTGTAGACGATGATGTCGGATGGGATCTTCTTCGTTGGATCCGGAAGACCGACCAGCGCATCGGCAACCGTGCGCCACGGCAGTTCGTCCGGCATCGGCATATTGCTGATGCGGTCGCTGGCAGCAATCTCCGGGCGATCCTTCTTAGCGACGCGATGGCGATCCCAATACTCTCCGTTGATCTGATCCCATAGCAACGACTCGCGGGAATGCGTCTCGTGTGGGAAGTGAAATGCTTTGCCGAGATCTTCGCGGATCCCGATGAAGAACACCCGCTCGCGCTTCTGAGGTATGCCGTAGTTGGCGGCATTCAGGAGCTGCGTGACCACGCGGTAATTGAGTCCATCGCGGCTAGCGCTCGTGTGGTGCTGCTCGAGACGAGAAAGATGATCCTGCCAGGATTCGTCCGTGCCTTTGACGATATCCGGATGCGACAACTGCAATCTGATGTATTCGAAATAATTGCGGAAAGAGGCACGGGTCAGGCCCTTGACGTTCTCGAAGATGAAAGCCTTCGGGCGCGCCTGACGGACGGCCCGGATTGCCTGTGGGAACATGTCGCGATGGTCGTCATAGGCCGCATGCTTGCCGCCCATTGAGAACGGCTGGCAGGGAGGCCCCCCAGAAACGAGGCCGATCTTGCCCTCGAACGCGGTGAAGTCGACGTCGCGCACATCGCCATGCTTGACCTTCCAGCCCTTCACCGCCCCCATGCCGAGGCGCTGGTTTTCCTTGATGGTGTCGACACAGTAGTCGTCCCACTCGACCACGCTGGCAGGCCTGAAACCTGCCGAGTGCAATCCAAGTCCTAGGCCACCGGCACCCGCAAATAACTCAATCGACCTCATCACAAAGGAACTTCCGTATGTTCTCGCCAAGTTGTGGCAGGTTCGCTTTCGTGACCTGACATTCCCAGGCGATCATTTCATCCCACCCCAGCGCCTTCAGATGTGCGCTGTTCTGAGCATCGCGTTCAGCGTTTCGTGCAAGCTTCGGTCCCCAGAAGTCAAGACGAGACTTCGGTAGGCGCGCGAGTTTGCACGACGAATCATCGTGGCGATGCCAAAAGCAACCGTGCACGAAAAGTACTTTTTTTCGACTACCAAAAACGAGATCGGGGGTGCCAGGCACATCTTTTCGATGGAGCCGATACCGAAATCCCATACCGTGGACGAGACGTCGCACGACAAGCTCCGGCTTCGAATCTTTGCTGCGGATCCGGGACATCCGCTCCGATCGAGATTTTGGATCTAGTGTGTCAGCCATGGCTAGCGAAATGGTTGCAAAAGGATATTGTCGATACGCAGATAGGGCTAGAGGGGACATGAAGCAAAGACTGGAATCCAACGCACGTAAACTTGCGGCAGCCGCTAAGGCTCGTCCCGCTGAGACGCGGTGGTCGCTGATCGGGGCTGCGGCAGGTGCCGTCCTCGGCCTCGTAGTCGGTGGCGTAGGGATTGCGGCCATGGGTGGCGCAGCAGGCGTACCAGCAGCCGTCATCCTTGCTTTAGTTGGCGGGGTGCTCGGCAACCGCTACTGTATCAGCAAGGACAGACCTGTTCTGTGAGCGACTTCCACAGCACTGAGGGAGGCGCGTTCGTCAGCCTGGCCAAGGAGCAGCTTGAAGGCGCCCTCGTGCTCGACGAAGAGCAGCGCAAACGTGGCAAGATCCTATTCCGACCGACGCTGTTCCTGGCAGGACAGGGACTGGAGCTGATGCTCAAAGGATGCACCGTTTGGAATGACCAGACGATCAACAGAAGCGGTCGCGGCGGGCACGATATCGTCACCTTGTGGCAATCGGATACATGCGAGCCTGTTCGTGGGCATGTGTTTGTGAACGCCAGCAGACTTGCGGCCGAGCACAGAGACAGCGGGCGATATCCGGATGCCATTGCCGAAGACGATGTACTGAAGACAATTGATGAGTATGTGCGCGCCCTCGGAGCCCTTCATGGTGGGGGCGGCTATCCACTGCGGTATCCCGCCGATCCGAACACGATGGCCCCTCGAACTCCATTCCTCGTGAAGACTCTCTGGGCAACGGCCGACGATTTCGTCAAGCGACCCGATGACTTCAGGCTCCATGCCTTCCGAGGTTTCGCCTGAACGGCATTGAATGATGTGTTGTGGGGGGGGCCATGTGGGAACTGATTGGTGAAGCGTTCGATATGAATTCGTACGGAAAGGCGGATCTGCTACCCGCCTCCGTAACGCTGCTGCTTGGTCTTCTCTGGGCAACTTTTGTTCCTTATCGGCAATCGTCGGAGTATGGAATCAATCCGCTTGCGTCCATCATGCGCGCAGTGGGCGTCTTCTTCGCAATGGTGCTCGCACTGGAACTAAATGATGCCGGTTACCGGCTTGTCGGAGCTTGTATTGGCCTTCTTGCTGTTGGCGCTGCGACGTCACCCTGCTTTGTGGTGTCTCTGCCGGTATCGAAAGATGAAGAACCTAACGGTATCATTAGGTTCTTCCGAAATGCCGGCGAGCGTTTCCTGGACAGCAAATTCGCCGCGCTCATCGCTCTTATGCTAGGATCACTTATTACCCTGATATTCGGGTTCGATGTTGCCATTTGGTGCACGTTGACGCTCGCGGGCTTCCTGTTACTCGCGAAAATCGGGAAGACTCACGAGGGCCTGAATGCCTTGGCGTTCCAGCGACGTGGGTATTTCAGGTTGATGGCGTTTATATCGGCGGGCTTCATGCTGCACGCGATCTTCTCGCTAACCTCCATAGTTAAGAACTTTGCTCACCTAACCCTAGGTGATTTCTGGTCAGTCTTGGTTCTGGTGGCGGGATTCCTGCTCGGTGCTTTGTTCTAACCAGCCCGTTCAACGATCTGTCCGTCATACGACGCTCGGATTCGACCATTCTCGACGCGGTAGCCGAAAAAGATGGGAAGCTCGACGGCATACAGCTCATTGATCTCCGCCATTGTGAAGCCTTCCGTCGACTTGTCGGCGACGAATGCGACGATCGCATTCTCGACATCCGCGAGACCTTTGCGGACGGCATCCCGGATCGCAATCTCATCGCGGGTCCTCGGTGTTGCATGAGCCACGGCCATAGGATTCGCGATGCAGGTCATGGCCGGCTGCTCAGAAGCTGGTTCAGCGATGACGGCGGTTGCATTGGTGGGCTTCTGCTTGCGGGGTGCCATTATGCGTCATCCCGCAAGGAGATCACGTTGTCGGCGGCTAGGCTATTGATACGATCGATGTGGCCGTACATCGCCCTCGCTTCACGGCGATCCACGACTGGCGGTGGCGCATCGACCCGACGGACGTAATCCCACGCGTCCTCGTCCCACACGTGGAGATGGGGAGGATGATCGTCTTCGAGAAATTCGGCGAGCAGCGCGAATCCTTCCCGGAGATCCTGCAGGTGCCGCTTGTCGATAGAGACATACCCATCGCGCACGCGGACGAGATCCTGACGAAGCTCGCTGGCGACGAGGCGGCGATAGAGCTGCCACATGACTCCGTTGTCGTCGGGAAGCGCGAGAAGATCGCACTGGGTCGTGACCTGCCGGAAAAGATGTCGCTGCCAGAGATCGACCATTTTGCGGATGTCGTGCTCGAGGCCGATCCGAATCCAGTCGATCCGCGGTGCTGACTGAGCGTTGGCGCGGATCGCCCATATAGGGAAGCTTTCGATGTTGATGGCTGCGTGCATGACAATCCTCCTCTGTCGTAGGAAGATTGTTTGTGCCGGCGGCGCGTGGCGCAAGTCAGTCCTGAGGATCGTCGGAGCGGTGAAAGAAATCGTTGAAGTCCGCAGGATGCAGATCGGGGCGATCACGCTCGATGTCTTCTGCGAGAGTTGGATTCACATATTCGAGATCCGTGCGATCAGCCTGGGATTGCTTCGAGCCGTTGAGCGACACGTCGGTGTCTTTCAGGCGTAGTTTCCGGCCGGGCGGCGGGACGGGGCTATGCACCAGGTCAGCATATGTCCATTTCGGCTTCCATGTCGGACGCACGCGTACAAACATCGGCGGCTTCCGCTTGCGATCCTTCACGCGCTTTTTCTGAGCGTCCTCGACGATCCTCTCGACATCGGATTTCAGCCGCGGCATTGCAGCGTAGTGCCTGAGCGCGGCGCGCAGATCACTCTGCTGCCGGACGGTGAATGGCTTCTCGATCCTCGGGTCGCGCTGATCTGTCGGCAGCTTTTCATTCTTGTCCCATGCTTCTTGCATCCGATCAAACACCCGGTCGAGCATGGCAACTTCCACACGGATATTCGGATATGTACGACCTCCGAGAAGTCTCCTTGCCCGGTTCGCGGCCGAGCAGACGTTCTCGATGACTTCGTCCTTTAGGTCGGTTGTCGCCTTTAGATGTGGCCGAAGAGCCTTGTTGACTTTGTAAATTCCGCCCTCGTGCCGTTCACGTATCACCTTGGCGATATGGTAGGCAAACGCTGGGGGGACGGCGTTTGCGATCATCTGGTCGACGTCATCGATCGCGATTTTCACGTCGCGTGGGTACCAGCGGAAATTTCGTGGAAAGCCTTGTATCCTCGCCGTTTGTGCCTGCGTCAGCTCGTGGGCCTCGGTCGCGTGAATGACATCCTTGGGATTCACGCGGATCTTGTCGCGGCCGTAGGGTGGCTGCCTGAAGGACTTGTTTACGCCGGGTGCTGGCTCATCGATGCTCCGGACACCTGCGCCGTCGGCGAAGGGACGGGTGAAGTAGTAGCCGATTTCGAGGAGGTGGGCGTCATCCGGGTCACGCGGATCCAGAATGCTCCGGACCGATCGTTTCTCTGGCGATGCGGCCTTGCGGATGGGCTCCTCAAGGAACTGATAGGCTTCCCCTCGTCGACCGATGACGATCAGACGCTCTCGGGCTTGCGGAACGCCATATAGCGATGCGTCGAGGAATAACTCCGTCAATCCGTATCCGCTGCGCGTCCAAATCTCTCGCGCATCGAGATACTCCTCGGATTTCGCCGCATCAGGTACGTTCTCGAAAACGAACCACTCGGTGCTCGCTGCGGCAACAAGGAGTGCGAAGGATCGCGTGAGCCGGGCATTTACTCCAGCCTGTCGCTTGCCACCTTTAGAAAAATCCTGGCAAGGGGGACCGCCGATAATTGCTTCGATGCCGTATCTCACTACTTCCGATGCAAGCCACGAGATGTTGGTCGCGTCCGCCCAGTTGTAGTACATGTCGTTCGCGCGACGGACATGCGAGACGCGATCCCAAGCGTCGATGCCGCCCGAGACTTGGATCCCTGCGGCTTCGAAGCCGATCCCCATCCCGCCGACGCCGCTGTAAACTTCAAACGCTCTCATTGTCATACCCATGGATGTTTCCATGACTAATAGTGCGGGACCGTTTCGAGCCCGTAAACGCCGCCGGCAGGAATCAGCCGCCGTTGAGCTTGCGGAGCGCGCGGCTGATTTCGGCAGCGTAGAGTTTCTGCGGATTCGAACTCGCCACGCTTGCCGAGACCGTCGCGTCCCACCGGAACGTGGGCTTGTAGACCGCCTCATCTGACATGCGCGCGAGTAGCTTGAGCTTGTAGTCGCCGTCACGCTTCGCGGCGCGCTGCCAATAGCCCTTTTGGTCGCCGACCCTGCCGAAGAAGATGCCGGGCTTTCCCGAGGGGTTGTTAGAAGCCCACCGCGCGGGGCCTGTGGATTTGCCTGCGGCGCGCAGCTTGTCACGCTTCGCCGCCAGCCGAGCACGCTTAGTCTTCTCGGCCTTGGCCTGTCGTGCTATCCGCTTCAGGTAGCCGCGCTTCAAGTTTCCGTAGGCATTCTTCTCGCTGTCTGGCGCGTCGGTCAGGACATCATACGGTGTGGCACCGACATCGCCGGCTTTCCTCGTGCCGCCGTTGACCAGGTAGGTGATGTAGCCAGCCTGCTGCGGCTGGATCCGCACGAATGCCTCCATGGATCCCGGCGTGGCCTTGTCGACGACGAATCCTTTGCGTGTCCAGGCGGTCGGCTTGCCCTGTATCGTCTTGTCGGCATACGCGAGGAGGCTCTTCCTGGCACCGAATGCAAGTCCATTGAGCAGCCCGACCTGAGCAGTCGTGACCGCCTCGGGTATCAGCTTACCGAACGTCCGCTCAACTGCGCGTGCATCGAAATCGAATCCGTCACGCTTCGCCATGTTATACCTCACAAAAAAGAAAGCCCCGGAGCGCGCAGTCGAGCGCGGCAGCCAGGGGCCAAGTCGAAGGAAACCGACAGATGAAATCCAGCGGTGTGATGATGGTGTGTGCCGGCCACCGTCGGCGCAAGCGGATTCATGATGCGCTCCTGACAGCGGCACGGCGGCTGCGCACGATGTCGGGCAGCGCGGTCGCGGCCTGGGTCAGCACGAGGTATTCTTCGAGCATGACCTGCTGCATGAGTATTTCGGATGCGAGGTCGTTGATCGATGACTGACACCCGGGATCGTCGACGGCATCCGAGGCGAGGTCGGTGATAGTGTCGTAGGCGCAGACCCATTGGGCCACGGCCGCGCGCAGCACCTGCGGCTCGACGGGGTCGCCGCCGAGGAACGCGAGGACTGCCTGGCGAGGCGTGAGGTCGGTCACGGTCATGAGTGTGCCATCAGCCAAGCGACATCGCCTTGCAGCGTCTCGATGTCTTCTTGCATCTTGAGGATCCGACCGATGATCGTGCCTTGGCCGGAATAGCCGATCTCGTCGGCGTCAGTGTCCCAAATCGACTTGACGAGGTTCGAGTTTATCGAGCGCAGCTTCATCAAGATACTCTCATTCACGCCAGTAGCTAAGCCGATATCGTGCGTCAGTGGTCGGGCCGTCTCGGAAGAATTCCAGTGCGTCTCGCCGGAGTAGAACACCCGGCCGTAGAAACCCTTGCCGTCCTGGCAAGAAGTCGCGATCGACGAGTCACCTCCGAAAATGGTCATATGCATGGATGTTTCGAAGGTCGGTCCATAAACCAAATTGTCGGTCCACGGTTCGTCACTGATGCCGCCGGCATCGGAACCTCCAACCGTTGCGATATACAGCTTGCGCAACAGTGGCGACGGATCGGCCCCACCTCCACCGCCGCGATTGTCCATCAGCCATTTCGCCTGATCCTCAACAAAAGACAGGCGTGGGGCAAGGGTATGGATGTGGGCGTTCTTTTCGGCCATTGCGGTGCTCCTCGATCACTATGATCGTGGCGAGCCGCTGAAAGATTCAATCGCCGGCGAAGCCGCAGATAGGAATCGGATGTCCGCAACTTGTCTCGACTTACAGCAGGTTGCCTTGCGCGATCCGTGATGCCTGGCGTCTGTACCGCGCAGCCATCTTCACCACGTCTGAATATGTCGCGTCGCTGCTGAGGACAGATACGACGCTCAGGCGCGCCAGTCCGTGACCCTTAGTCGAGTCGGACTTCGAGAATCCGACGCCGTTCTGCTTCATGGCATAGTCGGAATCCTCGGCAGCCACAGCGCCTATGACGAGCAGTGCTTCACGAGCCTTGCCATAGCGTGGATCCCGGGAACACGCGGGAGGACGGAAGTGTCTCATGTAGATCCTCCGTCACTACCGGGATGCCCGGGAAACTGATTCTCAATGAAGAAGTAATGGGGGGAGCCAACCATTCGCATATTCGTCATAGTGACTTGCTCCGCGACGCCTTCTCCGCAGACTTCCGCAATGCGGCGCGGTCACGACGGTACAGCAGACGACTCATGGTTTTGCGCTTCGACGCTGCGGCATCATATCCCCGAGACTCCAGGATCCTGAGAGCGTCAGCGACAACCGACTTGATCGGCGCGGGGAGATCCTCTCCCGTCTCCTGCAGTCTCGCCAACGCAACGGAGACCGCTGCGGCGATGGCCGTATCGACGTGGCAAGCCTCCGGCACAGCGGCCGTCCGCAGTCCTTCCCGCCAACGCTCCGTCGCGCTACGTCCCACCTCATTCTTCGGATCGGCTCGCCTCGGCATGGCCGTCACTCCCTTCATCACTACGGGAAGTGTCTCGATCGGCGTTGCAAGCGACAAAGTAGTTTCGTTCGTCACTACGCCAATAAGGGACCTGCGGAGCTGGTCGAGCGGAGCGGTAGCGTAGCGCCCACGAGAGACGAAAGTCTCCTCCACCGGGAGCGGATTCACTCTCATGCCGAGGGACGAGGTATATTCTCTTCGTATTCCCCAGAGTTGACACCGCTCTAGCCCAGCACCAACCAGATGTCGTCAACGTGTTTTGGCTACACTTTGACCGCAGAACGGTATGTCTCAGCTACATTTTGTCCGTCTCGGCTGCATCCCGGCCGCCACTGAGCTTGGACATTCCGCATCACTACGGGACGGAAATCTTTCTGCTCACTATCGGACAAAATGTAGCTGAGACCCCTTGCGCCAATCTCCGCCGGCACTGACCATTGTTAGTACAGGAGGATGGCATGACGAGATTTTTTCGAAGAAAGGGAGTGACAGGAGCAGAGCGCAAGCGGGTGAAAGGCGACATCCGCCTTGTCCTCGCTGCCGACCGCCCGGATCAGGATAAGGAGCCGCTCGCCGAGAAGCACTCAGCGCTTATCAACTCCGTTCGCTACTTCGGCGACCGAGAAGGTAACACCCCGGCGGAAGCGATGACATCGACTTCGGCGGCCCTCTACGAATATCTTCTGGCGCGTGCGCTGCCCGAGTTGACATCGAAGGAAGAGCACCTGGTTTCGTTTCAAGACGCGATAGCGTTCCTGAAGATCGAGAAGTCATCCAGGTTGCGTGAATGCATCGACGATCTGACCAGGACGTGGGTCTCTTACCAGTTCATGGATCCTGAGGAGGGTAAGCACAGGATCGCCCGCCGCGTCCCGCTGCTACACATCGAAGAAGACGTCGGCACGTATTCCGGAGAGCGCTCCATTGCATACTCGATGCACCCGTCGGTCCGTCAGGTAATCCTTAGCGACGGCACATGGGCTGTAACCGAGATCGCCGCGTACCCTCTCTTCACCTCAAAATACACCTGGCTCCTTTACCCAAGGTTGGCCTTGATGGCCGGCCGCAAGCTTCGCCCAGACATGCGATGGACTCCGGAAGAACTAGCAGCCGAACTCGGCTGCAAGCCGAAGGGCGCCTTCAAGTTCTCAAATTTCGAATCCCGTGTGCTGCTTCCAGTGCTTGCCGACATCAAAGCGCACGTCCGCCGTTTCGGAGTCTCCTGCCAGTACGTCCGCGCCACAACACGTGGCCGCCCCGTTTCCCAGATCATCCTAACGGTGGGTGCTGCAGTTCGTGCTCCCGCGGAGTTCAAGAAGGCCGAAATGACGAAAGGTGATCGCACCCGTGTTCGCCGGATTGCGGCCGATGCTGCAGTCGATCTCACCACGCAGATGCCGGGCGAGGACATCCTGCGCCGCGGTGCCACCCGGCTCGGTAAGCCTGTCATCGTAATCGCATCAATGTGGACGGAAGCCTTCGGCGAGCCACTGATCATGGAAATGCTGGAGCGTGACGGTCTGAAGTCAGCTTTCGAAGAGTGGCTGCAGCAGCAAGAGGCGATGCAAAGCGATGCCGACGAGGAGGTCGATTTCGACGCCGCCAGTACGGTCGTTATGACCTTGGCCGAAGGCTACAATGTCGATGTCGCGTGTGATGCGATCGACGGCCACCTCTGGACTGGTTCGACTCCGAAGACGATCCGGATCGTCTGGACTGCCAACGGGGAGCAGCACCAGCATGACATCGAGATCGCCCCAACCGAACGCGACCTGGCGCTACTCCTACGCGCCAACGAAGACATCATCGAAAACCTGGAGTACGCAGCATGAGCACCAAGAACCTAGGCAAGAAGACCCTGAAAGCCAATTTGCTGGCGATGGCGGCCGAAGAAGCGATGCAAGAGCACGAGCATCGCGCCCGCTTTGTAAGCAAGATCGAATACATTCGCGGTCGACTAGAGGCCATGAAGGATCCGAGCGAGTTCGTCGGCAGCGGTCTCAACTTCGACTTCAGCGATGTCGTTCACATTGCAAAGCAGCATCTGCGAATGCGTGCTGACGAATTCGAGGCGACCGTGTCGGTGCTCAATACGGCCGTTTCGCGCGTAGTCAACAATTGGCCTTCCGCCAAGGACACACGCGATCTCCCCAATTGGCTGCGGATGACAGAGGAGGAGCTGCGGCTCTCCTATTCGCTGCGGACACCTTACAATGCGGCTGATTTCATCGCCCATCACGGGGCGAAAGTTGGCTACACCGCCGCGCAGATTGCGAAAGCTAAGTCAGAGTTTCGGCCCCTCGAGTCCGCCCGGCGCGCGAAGCTATTCGACGAAGACGAGCAACGTCGGATTGCAGAGTCCGCCCGGATCGCTTCTCGACCGAAAAGTGGATACTCGGTCACCGTCTACCAGGCCTAATCTCCGATCGCACAATCTTAACCTCGCCGGCGCCTTTTCAATCCGGCGGGGCTCACAACTCCCCCGGGTCCTGCTAAATGAATTCCCGGAAAGAAGGAACTCTCGATGACGCAGGTACTCCGAATAGCCATAGCCGCCTGATCCGCCTCGCGCGGAGCCGCACGCTCATGTCTTTTTCTGGAGTCCATCATGTCCTTCGTCCGCAAATTCTACACCGCTGACCTTCACCTCGGCCATAACGGCATTCTCAAGCACTGTCCGACCACACGCCCCTTCGACACCGTCGAGGAGATGGATCGCGCCATCGTCGAGCGCATCAACGAGCGCGTCGAGCCATACGATCTTCTCTATATCGTGGGCGACTTCGCGCTGTCCGGTGATGTCGAGTACGTCCGTCACCTTTTCCACTCGATCCACGCCCGCAAGGTACTGGTCCTGGGTAACCACGACTTGGATTCCAAAGGTGGCATCTCGAAGACGATCCGCGACCTTCCGTGGGACATCCCGCCGACGCATGCGCTCGAGACGACTGACGAGGGTTGCCACATCTATCTGCACCATTACGGCTGCCGCGTATGGCCACGTCATCTTCGTGGCTCGTATCACCTGTTTGGCCACAGCCACGGGGGCCTGCCACCGCTCGGGCGCAGCCGCGACGTCGGTATCGACTGCACCGACACAGGTTTCGAGCCGCTGACGTTCTCAGCGATCAAGGAGTCCTTGGATGTCTGATGACGAGTACGGCGTTCACGTCGCAAGTCACGGTAATGCAGTACCTGCTCGTGATCGCCTCCGGCTGCACGACTGTCAGGTGCCCGCGCTCGACAGCTTGCTCCGCGTCATGCGCGAGGAGCGCATCGACCGCGAAGTCCGCGTGGTCGGCATCTTCGCTCAAGCATCCGGGCGGACGAAGATCGATAAGGAATTCACCACCATCGTCGATCCGCGCAGCGCCGCAGCTTTGTGTCACGAGATCACATTTGCTCGGTTGGAGCAGCGCTTTGAAGAAATTGTTCGTGAGGAGACTACTGATGACTGACCCCATCCGTCCTGATCTTTATCAGACTCTCCTGGCGAAACACGGTGAGCGCATGCCGGCCGAATCCGAAGTTTTCCTCCGCCCCGGCTGGGTACCGCTCGTCGACCGCCTCCTGACCGACATCGCACGTGAATATCCTGACGCGCGCATCGTCGGCCTCGTCGGATGCGGTTGGCTACAAATCGACACATCGCTGCCGACGAACGGCGACCACGACTGGACCCGGCACGTCAAGTTCGACCGCTGGCTGCAGCGGTACGTCACCGAAAGTTTGTGGACCTGCGAGTGCTGCGGATCCCACCATGGCCGCGACCGTCTCAACCGCCGTGTCCTGTGTGAGGAATGCCAGAACACTAAGGAGAGCTCCGATGCCCATGCATGACTTCCCCCGGATCAAGAAAGACGACCTCGTAGCGGAGTTCCCGGGGGTCTTCGATACCGCCAGCTATACCGACGTTGGCGTGGGCTGGCTCGGCCTCGTGCGCGATTTCGTCAACGAGGCGCTGCAGCACGATCCGAGCCTGACTGTTCACGAAATCAAAGAAAAATGGGGCGGGATGAGGATCTGGTGCGACACCCCCGTTCTCCGCGCGCGCTTGGCTAAGGGCAAGGCGGAATTCAAATCCGGCATGACATGCGAAGTGTGCGGTGCCCCTGGGCACATCCGCCGTCCGCCGCCGGATCGAATGGCGTGGTGGCGCACTCTCTGCGACCAGCACGCCAGCGAGGATCAACGGTCGTGGGGCACACGGCAGCAAGGGCCGATGTACGGCTACATGCAGACTCGCGACGGCGCCTGGTACCGCTATGACGAGACTGAGGATGCGATGGTTCCGAGCGAGCCGCCAGCAAGGTGGAGATGACGATGGAGACCTTCGCCGACCTGAAAGCAAAATATCCGCATCTCATCCGCCCGGGATTTCTTATTGAGTGCCATGAGGGATGGATCGGAATACTTGACCGCTATTTCGAGGTTGTTGACCGCGAACTCTCGCCGACAGAGACCTACGAGCTGCGACAGGTGAAGGAGAAACTCGGCGCGTTGAGGATCTACGATCACGGCGTGGTCACGTCCTCGAGTGTTCCTATCCGCAATGCCCACGCCCTCGCCGAAGCACGGTCTTTCTACACGTGCGAATACTGCGGCAAGCGCGGCGTGTGGAGCAATCGTCGCGGCTATCTGACTACGGTCTGCGAAGAACACGCCGTGCGCGATGGATACCGCGCAGAGCCCTACGCAGACAGCGACTACACGTATCGCGCGGCCGACGGCATCTGGCGACGCTACGATCCCGACTTAGACACTTTCCTCGAAGTGGAGGCACCAGATTGGTCGCGATGACAGCGCACGCACTTCGACGTCGCCGTCGCAGCCTCGGCGTTCCCCGCCGCGTCTGCATCGAATCCATGGATCGCGAATCCTTGCTCGTGGAAGCCATCCATCGTTGCGAGGACATCGAGCGAGCCATGGACATCGACTGGCAGCCGGACGATGAGACCTGCCGCCGCGTCGGCTGGCACTTGGTCAAGAACACCGGAACCCTCTTCCATGTCGGAAGAAGGTTGCTCGAACATACGTTCCCGGGTGGCACCCTGCTGCCGCCTCGCGAGTTTCAGATGTGCCTGCACACGGAGCCGACTGACGAGGAAATGTTTGCGTCGCCGATGCTCCAGCCATGGAGCCTTCTCCTTTTCCAGTCCGGCAGTCAGCCGGCGTTCTGGAAGTTGGGCGGGACCATCTATCATCGGGATCACGACTGCGTGTGGGTGTGGACACGGCTGCTGTATCTGAATCGGGACAAGCAGATGGCGAGAACGGATGAAGGCTGGTTGAAGCTTGGGAAGAGGATGAGCGCATGATGAACGATGAACGGAGAGCGTGGCTGCGCGGCGCGTATCTCGACCGCATTGCCGAGGTTGCACAGCACTACGCTGCCGATCACAGCCACTTCGTGGATTCGGAATGGGAAGCGTTCATCGGCGACGAGTTTGAATATCTGACGGAGTTGTCGGCTGACGATCATTCCTACCTGCGCGATCAGGCGGGGCTGGAGGCCTTCCGCCGCATCGTGTCGGCGCTGTCCGCAGCCCGGGAGGAAGCGTTCGGCAAACTGATCGTAGACAGCGCCGACGTGATCCATTCGGACGCGCGCTTCGCCTTGGACCTCGGCTGGATCAACCTGCTGCAGCACGCTGCCGACCGCGTCAGGACGTATCCGGAGGCTTGGGGCGCCCGCATCGTCGGCGCGAAGGAGAAGTTCGGCTGTTGCGTGCTCCATGTCGCCTGCGACTACTCTGCGCGCGGCTGCCGATCCGAGGTCGAACGGCTCCGTGAAGAGGTGCGGCTGCGGTCGTTGGCCACGTGCGAAGTATGCGGGGCGAGCGGCCGGCTGCGGTTGTCGGGCTACGCGAAGACGGTCTGCGACCAGCATGCGCCTGTTCTGGGTGAGTTCCGGGAAGACGACGGAATGCATGCGGATCCGTGGGCATGGAACGATGATGCTGACTACGTTCGCGACGTGCTCGACAAAGGCAGAGCACTGATCGCCGAAGCCGAGCACCGGAAGCGGCAGAGCTGCGACGAGTATCCTCCGGAAGCGGCAGAAGTCCTCAAAGACCTGATACCCGCGCGGCCGCGACCGACGCAGCACGTGATGGAAGAGAGAATCGACCCGATCCGCGCGACCGATGTCGGTCGCCGCGTCGATGACGACACCTGGAGCCGTACCGACCGCGAACAGGAACTGCTGGTCGAATTCGGATGGCATATCGTCGACACGGTTCAGGGCGCATGCGTCAAAGTCGAATATCTCGACAAGTACATTGGTGACGAGATCGACGCTTGGCGCGAGTTCGCCGTGCAGCCGTTGACCGAATCCGACGAGGAATTTCTTCACGGATATGTCCGGGCACTCATCGACCATGAGTACGAACGCATAAGGGTCAAGCAGGAAGCCGAACGCAGCAACGATTGAAGTCGGAAATAACCGACAAAGGAGTGGACAATGTCGATTATTTCCGTCGCTCACGGCTGGCAGAACATTCTCGCCGAAGCCGTCGAAGAAGCCTCCAAGCTGCCTGAAGAGTGGCTGTTCGAGATCGTGTCGGCGGAGCGCGACGACGGTGCGTTGAAGCTGTCGGCGACGTACAACGCATTCGATGTCCCGTTAGACGATCATCTGCCGCCGGAACGGAAGCTGCCGCATCCGTGGCGATCCCTGCAGCGGATTCGGGAGAACGCGAGGGAGAAGTCGCTCAGGACTTGTGAGTGCTGCGGTCGGCCGGGCAAGCTAGTTGGTGCCGGCGAGACGGCGCGGGTGCGTTGCGTGCAGCATGGTTATGTCGTCGATGCCGGGGAATGGTCGGGGAATCCGGTTGGGTTTCTCTTCGAATCCACCGAGGAAGCGATGTCGCATTTCCTTGCGGACTACGGCGACGGGCTGGACATGATGCAGGAGCTGCAGGCCGAGACCGCCAAGGATTCAGATGATGCGGCTACCAAGCCGCATTAACGGTGTCTTTACCCGATCTCCCGAAATCCCCCGGACAAACCGTTTCGCCCGGGCTAATGCTGATTCTACGGCGCGAAGCGTTTTCAGAAGGTCATTCTCCCGAGAAGTCGCTTCGTGATCGGATAGTTAGCAACCTGTATCCTGGAGGACTCCGTGAAGTTGATTGAAGCCGTTCCCCATGATGCCATCGATGATCTCATGGGAGATTTTGAAGCGACGGTCGAGCGGCAGCGTCACGAGTATGTCGAGGCGATGGAGTGCATCGGGATCCTGCGCGGTATTCAGTCACTCGAACCTGTGCACGCGCCCGCGGTGCCTGATCATCTCGACGATGAACTCCTGACAATAGCCGCCGCCAGTAAGCTTCCTGAACTTGGCGGCATCGTCAGTCCGAAGCGCTTGTATGGCGAGGTCGCTGCCGGCCGCCTTCGACTTGCCGCCAACAGCGGCCCCGGAAAATTTTTCGTAACACGTAAACTCATCAAGGAATGGATAGAATGGCGAGACCAAGAAAGCCGCCCCATCTCATCTGGATCAAGCCCAAGCTCACCGCGGACGGGAAATTACGGGCGAACGGATACTGGGCGATCGCAGACGGAGAAAAGCGCATTGGCACGGGATACGGCCTTGAGTTTCGTGCAGAAGCTGAGGCCGCAAGGCTCCAATACGAGGTAGATCAGCTCGCGTCCAAGTCGGTCTCCGAGACGATCAACGAGAGGGGCAAAGGCCCGCGCGACGTGCTCGTGGTCGATCTGATCCGTTTCTACTTGGAGCGCCATCAGGCGAAGATTGAGGCAAAGTCCAAGGACAAGCTGCGCGACTACCTCAACATGGTCGAGCGATTCATTCGCTTCTGGGATGGGAAGACTGTCCACGAAATCAACGAGCGGACGATCAATGAATACCAGAAGAAGGCTCGGCCAGGAAAGCCGCTCGCCGACACAACAGTCGGCCGCGAGATCCCGGAGCTACGCTCCATGATCAATTTCGGCATCAGGAAAGGGAAATGCGAGCTGCGGGGCCATATCATCGATTGGGAAATCCCGCCGCCGCCGCCGCCGCGCGAAGCATACTACACCCGCGATGAGGTGGCCAAGCTACTGCGCGGGGCTTGGTTTAAAAGGAATATGGGCATGGGCAGGGAGGGCGTCGGCATTCGCACGTCTCGCCACATCGCTCGATTCATCCTGATTGCCGTTTGGACTGGCACCCGTTCCGAAAAGATCGAGCAGGCCTCGTACGTGGACCACGACGACAGGCCGTGGATGGATTTGGAAGGCGGGATTTTCTATCGTGGCGGCGTGGCAAACAAGTCGCCCACCAACAAGCGTGCGGACCCCGTTCGCATCCCGGACGAGATCATCAACCATCTGCGTCGGTGGCGCGATAAGAATCCAAGCACCGACAACGTGATCGCCTATCATGGCAAACCCGGGTCGACCAGGGGCGCGTTCCGTCGCCTAAAGCTTGACGTGCTGCCACCGGATCGTGCCAAGAAGTGCAACCGGCATACATTTAAGCACACCTGCGCATCGTGGCTAATGGGCCAGCGCGTTCCGCTTGATATCATCGGTGCCTACGTCTCCACCACTCCTGAGGTGGTGAAGAAACACTACGGGCATTTCGCCCCAGACTTCCACTCGGAGGTCAACGACGCAATGAAGACAGCCAAGCAGTTGCGGTTGGAGAAGAATGTCGAGGAGCGCAAGAGGGAGAAGGTAGAAGCACAGAAGAAGGCTGCATGATCTCCGATTACGTCTCTCGATATCTCCGGAAACGACGGGAATAGGCGGGAATAGGCGGGAACCAATGGACACGGAAAGCCCAGAAATCTGGGCTTTCTTGCTTAAAGAGCCTTCTTTCGTAATGATGGGGTCGCAGGTTCGAGTCCTGCAAGCGGCACCAGTCACATCTAATTGATATAAAACAATAAAACGGCTCCTTCCGGAACATCTCCGGAAACTACGTCTCCCGAAATGTCTCCCGATTGGAAGCTAAGCCGCTCTAGGTTCAAAACTGAGGAACGTAATCTCGGAGCCCCCTCCGCGCCGGGCATCGAGATGTGCGGTCGCAACCGCGAAGCCGAATCATCCAGTTTTGCACCGAATGGCCGATAGCTTCATCATGGGACTGTCGGATCCATGCTCCGGGGAGCGTCAAACGCCGACCAGCAGCGAGACCAGGATCATGCCGCGTCGCTCTGCAAGATTCGAGATCGCGGTCAGAATGCGAAACCCGTCTGGTATGATCCCTTGTCGAGCCTCACGACACCGAGAAGTGTCCATTGCTTCGGGCGCTTGGCCAGTGTTCCGAGGATGAAGACGATGCCCTTGTTGACGTACTCGCCTTCGTACTTCTCCTTAAGCATTTGAAGCGTGCGATCCTCTCCGTAGGCCTGTCGCCACTTCCAGAACGCAGTATGCGTCTCCCAATCCCCGCACTGATGAGTGTGGCGCACTCCTGACTGGTCCAAATATGTGAAGGCGAGCATATGCGGCGTCGGCTCGAACGGCTCGACTTCCTGATCCAACATATTCGCTTGTCGGGCAGACCTGTCGTAGGCTGCAGCCTCCTGCTGTATCGCAGTCGCAGGTTTGGGACGATGAATGAAACGCACCTGCTCCGGTCGGATTGCTGTTAGGGAACGACCCAGCTCAGCAGCCGCAACCATTGACGGCGTGATCAGCGGCTCGAGCAGGAGCCGCTTCTCGTCGGTTGCACACTTACCGAGATTCTTGATGGTGCCCTGCAATACCTTGCAGCTTTCGGCGCGCTTGTCTTGAGAGTTAGGTACGTAGTCGAATGCGACCTTGTCCCACCGATTGAACGTTTCGCCCCCGTGGCGGTAGCGGATAGGATAGAGCCGCCTCCACTGGCCGTCATCAGTGATGCCTGCACAGCAGACAGTCTCAGAGTGCCCGGAGCTCGGGCGCGGCAGTGCCTTTACCAGGATTGTGACTTGGCAGTTTTTCCGGGTTGCGCTCATACCTGTCTTTCTTGTCAACGAATAAGTCGAAAGAAATCAAGTCATAATCTTTAAGTTGAGTCGCCACAATCTGTCGGTGACAAGTGCTCGGATCACGTTCGTAGCACATCAAGCAGGTCATCTCCTCCTTGGCGATAGCTGCGACATTGCGAACTGCCTGCTGCGCTCCTTCCGTGGCAAGGTGCTCACCGAAAACTTTGCGGAACGTCTCGAAGTCGCCGGCGCGCGCTGCTTCTCGGCCCGGCTTAGGATCACCAAGATCTTTGGCGTGGATGTAGCGGATCCCATGCGTCTGCAGTCGAGCTGCAAGACCGTTCTTGGAGAAACCCTTCTTCCGAGACACGGTTACTGCTCGAACATCAACAAGCACCTGCACCCCGGCGATCTCAAGAGTTCTGACGAAGTCGTCTATCGTCGAGCCTTCGTAGCCGATGGTCATCAAGCTCGTCATCTGCATTCCTTTCGTCCACGAAGCATGGAGCGCGTAGTTATCCTTGACGGGACTTGCCCGAGAGTTAACTTTCCAAGACCTTTACGGTGAAGATATGAAGATGCAAGGGACCTCGACGCCGCAGCTTCCACCGGTTACGGTCCCTGACATGACCGAAGACCCCGACAAGCCCACCATCCGCCGCCATCCCGATCCGCTCGGCTACGACACCCGGAGGCCGTTCGTCGAGGTCGCAAGGGAAATCTCCGAGGACGCGCTCGCCGGACGACACCAGGATGCTGTCGACGCCGAGCTTGAGGCAGTGCGCAGGAGATGGCGTCGTCTTCGAGCCTCCGACTGAGAAGATTGTAGGATTCTACAATAGACAGTGGCCGTGGGATCCGGGAAACCTCTCCTGTCAAACAGAGGAGACCGCCATGGGCATCACCGTCTACGCTTACGCAGTCAATCCAGCAGCCAGCACGGTCACCGGCTTCGGCAACTCCATCGAAGAGGTCGCTGAAGAGCTGCGGCGAGTGCGGGCTGAGATCGCTCTTGAGGATGACTACGAAGTCGGGCCGTCGGAAGTCTACGCCTTCGACCTATATCGACCGGATCTCGATCAGCTCCTTGCCGTCCTTAGCGGCGATGCTGATCTCGCCGAGCTGATCCTGAAAGAAAAGCGGGTTGTTATGATCGTCTCGCACGACTCCGCTTGACTCCGGAGGCATTGAGAACAAAATAGGAACAAATTCGTTGACGCGGATAACATTCCTAGGAGATCTCATGGCCCAGCAGCTCGCTCTCAATATCCCGTCCGAAGAAACCGGCACCCAGTCGCCCGTCGAAGTCGATCTCGCCGTATCTGTACTCGCGGCCGCCGACGGTGACGCACTCGCCGCGATCCGGGAATTGCTCGCCGACGCCGATTTCTTGAGGGATCAGCTTTGGATCGCGAGCAGCCTAATGTCGAAGGGCATCGGCCGCGGCTGGAAGCCCCAGTACGAGCGCGTGCTGTGAAACACAGGAGAGGCATCGATCTCGTGAGAGATGGCGCCGACGCGGGCTATACCGTCGGCGAAGGCAGCCGCCGGGGCGGATCAGAGCCGCCTGACGCACCATATCGAGTGGAGGTCTGGTCAGACGCGCCCGAGAGCGGTGGAAAGCTCCTCGAGACGATATCGAGATCGACGGACTTCTCGGTGTCGTGCGCGTCATTGAAGGCGGCGATCCGAGCGCGTCCGGGCAAGTTCCTCGTCCATCTCAATGCCAGGCATCGTATGAGTGCCGAGCGCGCGTCGGATCCGCCTGTCCCGGAGTGCCTGCGGCCGCTCCATCACAGGCGGCGGCCGCCGAAGAGACCCTCGATCGTCTGCCGGAATGGTATGTACTTGTCGGCACCTGTCCTGCGTGCCGACGAAGCGGCCCTATTGAACGAAGAGACGTCGTCAAGGTCATGGGGCGGAAAGCGGTGTTGTCGGCAATCCCTCCACGGCTCCGATGCAAGGGCTGTACAAACACGAGAGGCAACAGGATGACGCTGAAGAAGCTGCCTAGGTGACATCCTGGATTCATCCATGATGTCGATCGTATTCCTTTAACTCTCCTGGAAGATTGGGGGCTCACAGCGACTCCGGGTCCCTGTATCGATGCTTCCCGGGTTCATCAGGAGGGATTGCGTATGGGAATGACCATTTTTGACAGTCGTAACCCCGCGGGGCGAGCTGGCCTCGAACTAGGCCTCCTGACGGCCGGCATCGTCTCCAGCATGGCTGACGCGCACGCCGCAGGTCGTCAGGCAGCGGAAGACCGCGCGGAGCGTCGTGCGGCCTATACATACGCCTGTGAACTAGCGGAAGCACGCGGCCGTGCTGACGAACTCGGTCGCGTCGCCATCCGAGCTGTCCGCCACGTAGCTTCGCTTGAAGCCGAAGTCCGTCGTCTGCGTGTCGCGCTCGAGCAGCGTCAGGCTCATATCGACCGTGTGCGAGGCGCAGCATGAGCTTGATCCCGGATATGTCTGATGCTGGTATCGCGGCACAGTTCGGCGACATCGTGAACGAGCTGCCGGAGTTGTACGAAGCACTGCGACGCTTCGAAATGCAAAACCGCCCGAAGTCGGTACCGGGCGGCTTCAAGATGAAGGCTGACTGGGTGTCAGTGCAGAGTGTCGGGAACGTACCGCGGATTCGGGTTGGCAACGTCCGGGGCAAGGAATAGCTCCCTGAATCTGGCCGAGACGAAGTCCTTCTTCACCTGCTCGATTTCCTCCGCGCTCGGAGTCGTCAAGACTTCGGGCGCTTCTGCTTCTGCAGGTGGCTTGCGGTAGATTGGCAACACCTTGCGCTGCTCCAGGCTCCTTGCACACCCACTCTTTGTCAGCATCGTCAGCTTATCGAGATCTTCGTCGGACAGTCCGAGCAGCCAATCGCGATCCGCAAGATCCAGCACCGACAGATCCATCGTCGCGCGGCCGCTAAAGTCAGCACTGGCGTATGCCCGGACGACCTCAGCAGGAGACCTATCCTGTGTGATCGCGTCGACGGCTGCCTCCTGCTCCTGTGCTAGCTTGGCAGCATCGTCGACGTCTTCCTTGCTGATGTTCGCGAATCCTTCCGTGGACGGCGGCGTGAGCATTCCGAGCCAGCGAAACAGCGGGCCGAATACGGCTGCGATCAACTGGAAGAACCCCGCGATCCACTCCAAAGGATTCAATAGTGCCCAGGTGGACTTCTTCTTCTTTTCCATGACGATCTCCTTGGTTGTCGACCCAGGATCTCGCCGGCCGTCGAAAGCGACAACCTCGGCGACCGCCGGCAGATTTCTCGTAAAAAGTTAGTTGACGGGGTGCCGGATATCCGGGAGCATTTTTTGTAAGCCCCGGATGTGACTGAGTTTTTCCTTGTCTACGTCAGGGTAGACACGCATCATTTATTCAACGGCAGCGAAGGGCTGTCGAACAAGGAGAACGAAAATGGCAGACATTCACCTCATCCACTTCTTCACGGGAGCTCTGTTCGCATCTGGAGCGACGGTCGAAGAAGCCGCGGAGAAGATCGGCGAGATCGCCGGATATGCTGACACCGCATGCGAATGGGTCAACGGCGACTACCGCGTCCGGGAACACGACCTGATGTTCCATGCGGTGCGTAACCACTCGCGCGCCGACGACGTGGACCCCGACAGTCTGCTTTCGCATGTGGATACCGCACATCTCGGGTACGTCGCCGTCTTCGACGCAGATGACGCGAAATGGATCTACGAAGCCGCCTGACGATGGCCCTTTGGCTGGGGCCGAAACCTCCTCCGGGAGGTCGCGGTAGCCAAACTCACGCAGATGATGACGACATCGCAGGGAACACGAACTCAACTAGGAGGCCCTATGTACATTGAGAAAACGGCGTCGCCCGAGGCGATCGTCGAACACTACAAGGAGGTCAACGCCCTCCTGACGGAGGTGGGCTACAGCACCCGCCGTCGCGCCGGACTGCTCAAGAAGAGCGCCCAGACACTCAAGCAATACTCAGTCTCGCCTGAATCCTCACAGCACCGTCTGATCCCCTCACAGGATCTCGACATGCTCCGGAACACCGGCATCGACATGTTCTGGCGTGCGATGCCCATATTCCTGTCGAAGTGGGCTGCAGCCGAAGGAATGGATGGCCCCCGCGCTCTGCCGCTCGGCTACGATATCGTCGAACGTGAGAACGTGTTCGCCGACTGCAGGCATTTCTTCCTGCCGCGGGCGCAGGAACTCGCCGACGAGACTGGAGGCATGATCTCCGGGCCGCGCGTCATCGATCGCAATCTGCTGCCCAAGCTTACCGGCCGGGCGCTACTCCGCAGCCGCTGGCGCAAGGCCGTCTTCCAGCTCAGGAAGAAGGTGAAGCCTGCGGAGATCAAGCCGATCCTCACGGACATATCTGGGTACTGCGAATACAGCGTGTTGCGCATTGGTATCGAATACTATCCGTGGCGGATCCCGCCGCAGGAAGCGTGGATGGCCGCTCTCGAGGAAAGGGTCGCACAATGCGCGTGATGAGAGACGCAACCGCCATGACGGTGGCGACAAAACTAATCGACGCATGCGGATCACACTGCGATTGCTACGTCTCCAACACGACGGATTTCTGGACTGGAGTCGTCAAGGCGTGGTCGGTCGGCTCCACTCGGACGCTGCACGACGAAGATCTGTACGCAATCGTCATTCGGATCCAGAGCATCGAGGAGGCGCGCGAGGAGTTCGACAGATGCTGCGTGGATGCCGGAGAGGAGCGATAAATGGCAAAGCGGGTGACGAAAGCGGCGATCAAGAAGGCCGCATACGAAGAGACGATGAAATCGCAGCCGGCGAAACCGAAGAGGTCACAAGCGCGCTGGGTGAAGCACACCTGGGACGAGAAGAACGATCGCCTGAAGACGAGCTACTGGCCGGCAGCGTTCCCCGGAGCAAAAGGATGGCACCGGGAAGGATCGATCGACGAGATCGAGCAGAGGGAAAATGCAGGGCAGCGGTCGCTGTTCTGATAATCGAATCGACATATCCAAATTCCAAATGACAGAGGCCGGGAGGTGATCCCGGCCTCTTCTCATTACAGTTTGTTGGTGCGGTGTGCTGTCGTCAAAACCAGTTCGATCTCTGCATTCGGGTGTCGAGGATGTGCCTGCCCCGCAACCCGCTTAGCAATTTCATTCTTCGCCCAGATTTGATCCTCGAGGGGAACGTCCTCGTATGGAGAGGTGATGTATTCGCTCGTCAGAAGGATAGGATCAATGGACTTCTCTTGGCGTGCGGCATCCGAGATCGCCTCGATCGCGTACGCAGCCCGTCGCCGCGTCAACTCGTCGGTAAATCGATAGGAGCCGTGGCCTTCTCCGGCACTGACAGCCCGGTTACGTGGATACGAGAAGCCTGCGCTTCGTCCGGTGAAGACGCCGTCGATTGCCTGCTGCCTGTCTTGAGCCTGAACCCAGTAGATATGCGTCTCATCGGCGACCTTGGTTTCCAATGCGTTCTCGGAGATAGCGATTGCGCTCTCAACGCCAGAGCAGATGTGACGGGCCTTGACCTCGTCTCCAACCCTCAATTCGACGATACACGATGACAACATGATGAAATGCCTCCTAAAATGACAAAGGCACTCTGTAGTTTTAATAATTGAATGATCCGCTAAAGGATACCGTTAAGCGAATCCATCTAGGGCTTCCAACCGCAGATATCCTGACCGCTTCTGTTGTGTTCGAGGACCTGGCGCGCAGTCCCAGATGACATCGTATCGACATCGGCAGCCGTCGGACGGATCGGACGATTGGAAGCGCACCAGTCAGCCGTCGTGGCGCACCCACTTGCGAAGCTCATCACGAACATCAGCATCAGGCAGCTTCGAAACCGCATCATTGATCTTCTCCCGCTCCCTGACGGCATCCATCTTCTCGGCGACCTGCTTGGCGCGCTCTGCAGCTTGTCCATCGGTGTAGACCTTCCAGTAGACGGCCGCCGCTATGGCCACGAATGCCGTCCACTTGGCCACAAGCTTTCCGACCGACGACGTGATCCAGGCCAGCATGATCACTCCTTGCAGACCCAGACCTGGCCGCCTTCGCGGACTTCCGCGCCAGGCTCGAACTTCTTGCGTCCGACACGCCATCCCTCATGCTTGCGCTCATAGAAGCCGTAGCCGAGGGTCAGGAGGATCGTCGCTGCGCCTGCGATAGTGCTGATATCGTCCGGGGAGAGCTTGCTGTCTGCCAGGAATACCGTGGCGACTATGGTGATCAGAGTTCTGACGAGGTCTAGCATTCTCGGGTTCATGCGACGGCTCCTGCGGCAACTGCCGCGTAGGCAGCGGCGCGCTCCTTTTGGACGCGGCTGCGGTGGATCAGATAGATGGCCAGCACCACGAACGCGGCAGCGGCTCCGATGAGAATGATGGATTCGATGCCTGCAAGATTCGACCAGTCCGTCGCCTGCGTTGCAGTCCCTGCGGAGCCTGCTGCTCCAGCTCCGGATGCGGCAGCCGAATTCTTGGCGGCCTTGCTGCTGGCGGCGGCATGCTCGGACTCCGTCTTGAGGGCGATGGGCAGCGACTTCGCGCCGATTCCACGCGCTTCCATGGCCATACTGACTCCGTCGGCTTCGACTCGCGCGATACGAGAGATCCATCCCTTGCCGAAGACACCAAACGTCGACAGGCCGCGGACGAATCCGCTCCGCTGAGAGCAGATGGACTTGATCGACTTGATGGCATCGGCCTTTGCGGCCGCCGCAATGGTCAGATTGCCAACGGCACCATCTGCAGCAACGCCAACGGCTCGCTGCAGCCACTTCGCCGACTGAGACGGCCCTGACATGACACCTCCATCGAAAGTGGCGTAGTCGACACCAGCCGGAAGGTCGTCATAGCGGATGGGATCCGCATACCCCTGCTTGTAGATCGCCGAGATTTCGTCGGTGCTGATCGTGAAGACATCCCGCAAGGGCTTGCCGTTCTTCTTCAGCCAAGCATGGAATACCTTCTGCGTAACCCCATGTGATGTCCTGCCGCCGGGGTCTCGCTTGTTGTCGACATTGCCTCCCTCTGACACTAGGAGGAGCTTCATCGCTTTGGGATATGTGGCCTTCATGCGTTCACCCGGACGTTGACGGGCGCGCCAGTGGCTTCGATGAGGGCGGACAGAACTCGGAAATTCAGTGGCTCTCCGCGGCGCAGCTTCTGGAGGTGCTCGAGGCGTATGGTGGGATATCGCCGGCTGATCTCGGCCGAGGTCAGCTTGCGAGCGTCGATGTGCTTGATGACCTCAGCGGATAGCTTGGATTCGATCTCAATGGCCGTGGCACACTTGAAGGGGGTTGGCAGGTATGTTGCGGCCATGGGCGCCTCCGATGTTCATGTAATGTTCTAACATTACATACTGACAAAGGAAACGGCCGGCAGCGGATTGGGAAAGGAAAAGGCGGCACTATGGCCGCCCTGTCTGTGTCATGCTCGATACTTGTCACCGACGAGTAGCCCGACCTGCCTGTTGCCGTCCGAATGGCCCAGATGCCAGGCTCCGACCCATCCTGTCGGCCCCTTGGCGTAGTCAGCTCGGTGGATGAGATTACCCATGGAAATGCAATCGTCGATCCATCCGAGGCCGTGATCGTGGGCTTTGGAAATCTTCACGCCTAGCTTCGCAAGCCCTGCCGTCGATCCCCGCGCACCGTTCGCTCCGATATCTCCATGGAAGTTGTAGTACGTGCCGTACACCTGCAGCGGCTTATCGGCGTTGACCAGTTCGAACTCGGCTGAAGGATTCGAACGGCGAATGACCCATTCGAAGACGTCGAACGCCTCGCCGCGGTCGATGGCTGCTCGGCATTCGTAGTTCGCGAGGTGCCAAAGCTTCGAGTTTTCGAGCGAAACCTCAGTCGACGGCCGCTGCAGCCAGCGCGCCAAGAAGTCGTCGTGGTTCGAATAGACGATGTAGCTCTTGCACCAGGGCCTCGCCGTCTCGGAAAGGAAGCGCGCCGCCTGATCAATTTCCGGCTCAACGAGTTGCTTCTTCTCTGCGTGGCGGCGATAAAGCGCAAGCGGATTGCGGTCTTCATGGTGATTGATGGCCTGGCCATCGAACAGGTCGTTGAATGCTTGACCGCGTGCGCGGACGAGATCGATCAGAGGACGATCGCCCTCAGGGTTCCCGCCGTAGCCCCACATCGCCCGCGCATATGGCGGATAGATGCCAGCACGATGAGTGCAAGGGATCCCGAGGAATGGGCGGTCGAGCTGGCCCTGTGATGCCTTGATGGCCTCGTCGATCGAATAGACGCTGCCCGCTGTGACGAAGAGGTCCAAATCGAAGAAATTGCCTGTTTCGGGATCTGCGTCGATGTTCCGGATGAAAACACGATCCTCCGCATCGATCTCTACGATGACGGCCCCGATGGTGTGACGCTGGAGCCCCTTCAGGCCTGCCTCCTGTTCGATGTAGTTCGGCGCTGTGCAGGCGCCTGTCGTCCACATCGTAACCGGATCCGAGAACTGAGGACGCGGCACGGACACGACGGCACGCTTGGGATGGGCGAAGATGGACGTCGTTCCGCGGATGTATCCGTTGAGGCCCGTGAGCGGGCTGGCCTTCGTCGGTCGCATGTTCATCTCAGCGCAGAACTGGATGTTTTGCGCCAGGTGGCGACGACTGCGGGTAACGAGGTCGGCGAACATGGAAGACCATGGAGCGACTTCGAGGATGTCGCGCTTCCGCTTCTTCGAGAACAGGTTCTTTCCATAGGTCGCGCCGCCGACAATGATCTCGTAGCCGCCAAGAGCTGCTGATAGAGCATGGAGATTGATGATGAAGGGGCCGTGCGCGGGGGTGAGCGCCTGAGCCATGGTTAGTATGAAGCCGCGTTGCCGGCTACGACGAGGTGACGGGACATTGGCGCTGACATAGATGTCGTCGACGGTCTTCGGACCGTCCCATTCGTCGGGCCATAGAACACCTGGATCGATCTTTACACCGACAAGCTGCTGCTCACCGTCTTGGTCGGTCTCGTAGATGTCCAGCGGCTCGCCGGCTTCGCGGTACCATCCGTGACCGAGCCAGTTCGAGAATGGGACGGTAAGCTCGTCGGTGGCGATGCGCTCCCGGATCTCTTCGTCGGATGGTGTTGCTGGCTTGATTTTTGAGTGCTTGGGTGCCGGAGCTGGCTTCTCAACGGCAGGGATACGAAAGCGGAGTCTACGAAACTGTCGGCCACTGATGCCCAGGGCCTCGGTGATCTCTTTCGGCTTCCGCCCTTCAGACAGGAGCGATGCGATGGCTGCTATGGTGTCTGCAGAAGACTGGCCTGTGAGGGCCAATGCGGTGGATTCGTTCATTTCAATTCCCTTCGTGACGCCCACCTCTTCGTGCGGGCTTAAGGGAATGGTTGTCGTCGGCGGAGTCTCCCGCAAGTCGTCAACACCTTGTTCCGGCTGGCACTTTTGCCACTTTGTTGACGACAGCAGCAGCCGCCTCGCTTTAAAAGCCGAAGATTTTTTTGAGTTTCTCGCCGATTAGCATCCACGCCACGCCGCCGGCGGTGGTGAGTGCCGAAATGTAGGCGAGCGCGGCGATGCGCTGAGACTTGATCTCTGCGACATCAGCCTTTACCGCGCCGATGTCTGCCTTCAGGCCGTCGATCTCGGTTTTCATGGCGGTCTGAGCGGAGAAGAACTGGTCGAGCTTGGTCTCGAGCCTGGCTTGCCCTTTGATCAACTCAAGGATTTCTCCGGATGGCAGCATGCTGTCGGTCATATGCGGGTGCTCATGTCTACGAATTGGTCGATGACATGAGTGCAGCCTGGATCACTGCAAGATTCGAGGCCGAAGGCTTGCGAAAATGACGTGTGGAGTGTCATCTGGACGCAATTTAAGAGCGCTGAGTCGCGGGGGTGGGAATGGTTGAGGAAGTTGTAGCGGCCGAGGCCAAGCAGCCCCGATATGAGCGGTATATCGAAGAGATCACCGAGGATATTACGAACACCGTCGACGAGTTCGGGTGCCAGCCAATTCTGTTCGTAGGCTCCGGGCTGACGAAGCGTTACATGGATGCTCCGAACTGGGAGGAACTGCTAGCCCACCTCGCCGATAAGTGCTCCGTCATCGACAAAGGGTTGGGGTTCTACAAGCAGTCACTTGGATCTCCGATCAAGATCGGCCAAGAATTCGCGAGACTTTACCATGAATGGGCATGGGGAGCTGGCAACAACGAGTTCCCAAAGGATCTTTTCGAAGACGACGTTCACGCCCAGTCGTACATTAAGTACAAGATCTCCGAGTATCTGAACGCCCTTATGCCTCAGAACACTGCCGGGCTGAAGGCCGATTATCTGCCGGAAATAGCGGTGCTTTCGAAGATCAAGCCCCATGCCATTATAACGACGAACTACGACCAGATGCTCGAGCTGATCTTCCCTGATCACGAGCCGATCATCGGACAGCAGATACTCAAGGGACAGCAGGTATGCGTCGGCGAGATCTACAAGATCCACGGATGCGTTACCGACCACGACAGCATAGTCTTCACATCGGACGACTATGAGGAGTTCTTGAAACGGAAGAAGTTCCTCAGCGCGAAGTTGCTGACGTTCTTCAATGAGCACCCGTTGGTATTCGTCGGCTACAATGCGGGCGACCCGAATATCCGCGCGATCCTGTCCGATATTGACGAAGCGCTGCCGGAGAAGGGTGGCATCATACCGAACGTCTTCATCCTTCAGTGGGACGGCACCCTCACAGAGGATAGCTGGCCGCAGCGCGAGAAGGTTATTCCCACTGAGGACGATCGCAGTGTCCGAGTGAAGATGATAGTCGCGAACGATTTCTCATGGGTTTTCGACGCTTTCGCGGCCAATCCCGCCCTGGCGCACGTCAACACCCGCGTCCTCCGCTCCTTGATTGCAAGATCCTACGAGCTCGTGCGTCACGACATCCCTAAGATGACCGTAGAGGCCGACTTCAAGATGCTCAACGAGGCAGTAGAAAACTCAGAAACCTTCGCCAAGCTCTTCGGCATCGCCAATATCCACGACTACAGCGCCGCTGGAGCGCATCACTGCTACAGCCTGACCCAGGTCGGTAAAGCCCTCGGCCACAAGGGATGGCATTCCGCAGATCACCTGATCACCCGGGTTGCCCACGAGAAGGGCATCAACATCAAGAAGTCAGACAATCGGTATCATCGAGCGGATAAGGTCAACAACACCGTGTTTCACAAATATTCTCAGGATGTGGTCGATTTGTTGGCGAAGGTTCAGAACAACGAAGAATACGCGGTCGATCTCGGTATTCCGGAAATTAAGAAGGCGGTCTGATCAGGTCGGCGCCACGAAGTCGATCTTCGTGCCGATCTGACAACTGCTGGCATCGATCGTCCCCTCGCTGCCGATCACCAGTCCAGTGTCGTTGTCGACATCCCACCTTGCCAAAACGTCGACGGTCACCGTCCGCGGCCGACCGTCGAACTCCGAGCGGATCCGCTTCTGCACGAATCCTGAAAGCATGGTCATTGTTCTCTGGGACATCACGGTCCTCCCATCTCGGGACGTAGGTTGATCTGTTTGGCCAACGACGGCGCCAGACACGACACCGACATGCGCCGCGTCAGCAGATCCTCCTCCCGGAGCGGCGTGAACGCGATCCTCAATCTCGTGGGCATGGTTCCGATCGTGCCGACAGGATCCGGCGACCCAAGAGCAGCGGCGTGCTGCGCCGACCATGCGTTCTCGAAACTGTAGATGCGCGGCGGCAGGGTCGCGAGATCGAAGGCGTTCACGGGGACGCTAGGGGCGCGGTAGCTGGTGGAATAGACAACGTCGCCGGCTCGCTGCTGGTCCGGCCCCGGAGTGGGTACGACCGACCCCGTTCCTGGTACCGACGCGAGTGTGATGTGCGCTCGACGAGATCCGTCTGCGGCGATGATCAACTCGATTGCTGTGACCTTGCCGACGAGTTCGCCTCCGGGTAGCCGACGATGAAGGATGCGGCAGGAGTGTTCGCAGGTGATCCCGCGAGCAATGTCCCACGGAACGTCGAATTCGGTCGTGGCGCACTGACTACGCTCGAGCACCGCGCGATAGAGCCGGCGAATGGCATGCCGAACGGCGCGGATGCCCCTCGGGGTGTCAAAGAATTTCGAGGATCGGGGGTCGCGCATGGGTGCACGCTTCTCGCGCCGCTCCCACAGCACAGGACCGTCATCATAACCACGTACAAGAAAGCTTTCGGTTGCGTCATGCTCGGTGACGCAAGTCCATGCCTTACCAGAAGCGAGGACTTCGTCGCCAACGACGTAATGGCGCTGTTCCAGCGTGTCCGGATCCTCGTATTCCCACTCCGCCGTCGATCCATCGATATTCAGGGCGGCGAGCGTTACAACCTCGACAGTCTCGACCTGGTCGTCCTCCTCCGGGATCTCCTGCAGACCTGAAGGGAGGACGATATC